CTTGCCATCCGCACCCGGAGGTGTGGGCATATCCTTCAGCAGAGAAGCCTTGTAAGCGGTGTCGTGGGCGGTCATAAATTCCGACTGGAACTTAAACACCTTGTCCATGTCACCGTCAGCCAGTGCAGACGCAGCCTTGTTGGCAAGTTCAGCGTCATAACCCTGTGAAACGAACTTCTCACGGTAAGATGCAAGGGTCTTTTCCTTGACGAGGTTTTCCTTGTCGGCAGTCAAGGCTTCAATCTGCTTCTGCATCTCTGCCAGCTTGTCAGCCTGTTCCTGTGCAGCATTCTCGTCATCGGTGCGCTTTGCCTTGAGCTGCTTCTTGTACTCAGCAGCTTCGCCATTGGCTTTTGTCACGGCGTTGCGCAGCTTCTCGACCTCTGCGCTAGGGTCTGCAACTTTTTCAAGCGCAGAAATGATTTCATCGGCGGTCATGCCCTCTTTGTAGGCATCACCAAGTAACGCTTTGTAGTTCATATCGTTAATTTCCTCCTGCGTTTTTTTACCGTTGCTTCCCTGCAACGCTGCGAAATTTGTATCCCGGCTTCCCTGCCGTATTTATAGCAAAGGATTATTCACCCTCTGTTTCTTTATTGGTATCGGTAGACTGTTTGTCTGCCATGTTCTCGGCATTTGTGTCGGCAACATCCTGTTTAGGCTGTTCCTGTGGCTTCGGTGCTTTCCCATCCTTACCCAGCTTGCCAGCGGCAATCAGGAAAGGCTTGCTCATTTCGTAAGCAGCCTGCGGGTCAGGGAACAGACCGGGCGTAGTGAACGCCAACTGCGGGTCAATTGGCTGCTGAATCATCTGCGCAAAAATCTGAACCTTGCTCTGCTGGTTGTCATACTGGCGGCGGGGCAGCTTGATGTTGATGTCACTTGCCATCAGCTTAGAACCAGCCGTATCACGCAAAATTTTGAGCATCACAGACAAGCTCTGGCGTTCAGCATACTTGAACATATTCTCGTACTGCTGCGCCCTTGCTTCTGTGTGATTCCAGCCGTTACGGACGATAACTGCGCCTACGTTGTCAGACGTTGCGTTCTCGCTGCCAGTGGCACTGGGCATGGCAGTCAGGCTGCGATACACGTTCAACATGGAATCAAGCAGGGTCTGGCTCTGTTGCTGGTCAAGCTCGTTTGCAATCTGTGAGACAGATGCGGGCAGACCAGAGGTAGATTTCAGGCACATTGCGCCAAGCTCTTTTACTTGGTCGAGAGCATCCTTGTCCACAAGGCAGTTTGTGAACACCATGATGGACTGGATGAACTGCGCCACACCGTCCAAACGGTTGCTTTCAAGGTCGTTGATGGCATCCAACACAGGGATAGCCGGTTCAAACAGACCCATCCGCTCCGGGTTCAGCTTGTATTCGACCATCGGCAGCATTCCCAAAGAATGATTCTCCGATTTTGTGACGTTGCCGTTGTCGATTTCAAAGTACTGGTTTGGCGTGTACACACAAATCAGGTCGTTTAGGTCATTCTGATAATTGCGCGGGATGTGCAACACGTTGGCGATAGGCTTATGCCCGATGCCGGAGTTGTAAATCACATACGCCATGTCGGGGTCTGGAACATCCACCAGCAGGGGCGTTTCGTCCGGGTAGTTGCCGTTGTACCCCTTGTCAGGAAGAACAATGCGGTATCCCTGCCCGCACTCCAACATCCATTGCCAGAGCCGCCGATCAAGCGCATCCTTGCCCTCATACTGCAAGGCGTTGGACAGCCGAGCGATTTCCTCTCCGTCACCCGTTGCCGTTTCAGACCGCACATAAGAGCAGGGAGTGCCGCTCATGTAGCCTGTGTAAAAGCCCACGCACTCGTTGGCGTGGTTCTCTACAATGCGGTTGGTGATTTCAGCGTGGTATTCCTTCGTGCGAAGGAGGACGGGCTGACTTCCCAAGTAGTAGTTGTGCAAGAAGCGAATCTCATTCTTGTTCAGCAGATGAATAGGCTCTGCCTTGCCCATGACAACTTTCAGCACATTCTCCCGATTGATTTCCGTCTCCGGCGTTTCAATCGGTCTGCGTCCGGTTAGCGGCTCATTCAGAAAGCCGCCAACGACCATCTGATACTCAGCCATGCGTTCCTCCTTTCAGGCAAAATAAAAAGCGCAGCAAGACAAACCTGTTAAGGTCTATCTCACTGCGCTTACAACTGCGCTTCAAAAGCTATTCAGTTCTTGAACTTCGGCACGGAGACCCACGTTTCTTTTGGAAGATTGGAATCTCCAATTGTAATCCAATGGCAAAGAGGGCACAGAAGGGAGAACTTACCTTCCACTTCGCCAAGATAACGTCCGCAATCACACGGATTGCCGTTTGCGTCTTTCCGAGGACGCTTGCATCGTACTTTTGCTACCATCTGTGCTCCTTTCGTTGGATTTCTGGAAACAGGCTGTTGAGCACAGACCTGTCAGAAGCTACTGGGAAACTATTCGCACTTCCAGCCGTGCTATTCTTCGCCCGAAGAAAACCATTGCAGCCTTTACATTCAGTTGTTGGACAGACGTAAACGGGTCAGCTGCAATTTTGGTGCTGCATAATGGATTTGAACCAATGTATGCTCGGATATGAGCCGAGTGCTCTAACCATACTAAGCTAATGTAGCATAAAAACCCGGCTTGATTGGTTAACCGCCGCTCTTTGCAATGTCATGTCTAAACATCACATTGAGAGCCGGGAATAGCGGTGGAGGTTTTGGAGAATAAGTCCATGCAAAGCTAGGTAGTTGGTTGTGCTGCGTAACGGAATCGAACCGTTGCTTGCCAGCCATGGGGGGAGACAGGCTGGCATTCCCCAAACAATTGGAAACGCAACATATAAAGTCCGGTGAAGGTGAAAGAGTGAGAAAACCTCCACCGGCGAAAGGAGGAATATGCTTGTTGACACGCACGCGAGTAAAATGACAAACCCCGCGTGCAAGCTATTCCTTTAAGGGAAGCTACAAAACTTCCTGCGTACATTATAAGCCTTGTCAAGTAGTGAAATCAAATAAATAGACCCAGCGAACACAATATATTGTGTTTTTAATCAAAATGGCCTCTTGACAGGCTCAATTTTACTGATTCCGTTGTAAAGTTCATCGGCAAGCTGTGCCAGACTGTCCGGTGCATCATCGTGCGGAACTTTGCCAAGCTGCGTGAACATCGTCACCTGCTCCATGAACGCCTTGTACTCTTTCGACTGGTGTTTCTCGTCAAGGAAGTAGAATCGTTTGATGTCCGGCGCATACTGAATAATTCTGGACAGCTTGCTTTGACCGCTGGGCGCACGTTGGCTGCGGACAGAACAGTGATAACCCTGCTGCCGAAGCTGGCTATCCACCACGTCACAGTATTCATCGCCGCCGTTGTTGGCTTCGCCACGCACCACGTTAATTTTGTGTTGGATGATTTTGCCCACGACTTCCGGTCTAGTCACGGTCTTATCGCCATTGTTGAACACAAGGTCAGGGATGAACACGGCATCACCATACACATAGGCGATAGGGCAAGCGGTGAAGTCGCCGCCGCCCCATGCAATGTCCATGACCATGAGCTTGCGATCAGGCTCACCGTCAGGCAAAACGCCGTTGAAATACCGCAGTTCATCGGCAGGGAACAGCAGACCTTCACGCACATAGGGTTTGCCCATGTACTTTGCCCACCATGTTGCATCGTCAATGCTGGCTTTCATGTCAGCATAGTAGGCATCGTCAAATCCCACGCCGTAGTCATAATTGAAGTTGCTGTGTCCGCTCTCGTCTACCGCAGGAATCACCCGAAATCTGTACTTTGGGTTGTCTGCATACTGGTTCTGGATGCGTCCAAGAGGGTCAAGCACGTTCCAGCGGGTGCCGACCATCAGCTCCAATGCGCCCTGCTTTTTACGGTCTTTCAGCTGGTTTAGGTAAGCATCGTACTTGTTGTTCAGACGCTCAACATTCAAGCTTTCTTCCAAGTCCTCGATCAAGTCATCGCTGTACAGAACGCCGCCCTCGCCGATTTCAACTGCGCCGGTCAGCGTACCGCCAATGGAGCGGCAAGTAAGGGTAGGAAAACGCTTTTTGCGGTTCAGGTCAACGCTTTCGTCCTTTGCGCTCTTGTCCACAAGCTGAACGTCAGGGAAGATTTTGCCCCAGTTGTAGGTCACAGGGTCGGTGATGATGGACAGGACTTCTCCATAGAAACCGTTGGTCAGCTTGTCAGAGTGTCCGCTCATAACCGATGCAACGTCAGGGCGGTTGCCCATAAGCCATGTGATGAAGAAAATGCACAGCGTACTCTTGCCTACGCGAGCCGGAAGACTGACCCCCAAGAAATCTATCCGCTTATAGAACAAGTCCTCTAGGTCGTCTGCCAGCACTTTTAGCACTCTGCGTCTGGGCTGATAGAACTTCTTCTCCGGCGCACGATTCCATTCAAGGTAGATGCAATAACTGTCAAACACGTCCTTTGCTTCAAACAGGTACGTCCGGCTGATAATATCATAGACCTTCGCCACGTCCTCGCCTGTTTTCATCTTCCCCATCATGGCCGCGCAGACAGAGCGCAGCTCACCAGAGTATTTGTAGGCATCGAACCGCTTGTCTTGCGGCAGCGCGTCTCTCAAATTCACGACCGCCTGAAACCAGTCCTCGTAGACCTGTGCTTCTGTCGGGCTCTGCTTTGCATACGCTTTGATGCTGTCGATAATGGCGATACACTGCTTTGGCTGCATAAAAAATAGGCACCCCCTACCTGAAAATGTAAAGAGTGCCTACAACTGCACAAAAATTGAATATTCGGTTTTATAATGCTGTTTTCGGAAAATTATTTGCTAAAATTCGTTTTAACAGATGGAAAGTGCGATTTATTTGACCTCTTCCGCAAGCTGGTTTAGCCTGCGTTTCAGCTCGTCTGCATCGTAGTACAAAGCGTCTGCGATGGCATTGAGAATGTCGATTTTGTCGGTGTAATCGCACAACGTTCCAATGAGCTTCAAACTCTGATCTGACAATTTTACAGTTTTCATGCTGTTTTTCCCTTCTTATTCGGTTTTATTCCAGGTGCGAACAATGTCACCTGTTCTGTTCAGCAATCCGATACCATGTCTGGCGGGTTAGATAATGTTCGCTTGCTCATCAAGCCACGTTTCGCGGTCAAGTCTTTCCTTCTTTTCGATTAAGGTAGGAGTAAACGTTTTATCGCTCTTCCATCCAGCGTATTTCTTAAAATACGCAAGATAATCTTCTGCTATTGCGGGAATGCTTTCCAAAATAAATGTAAGAAGAGCAACTCTCATTTGCCGCTTAAACGTTTCGGAAGGGCCTTCTTTCTTGAAATCAAAAAATATGTTTTCATCATAAAACAAAACATTGCATTTCTTAGATTGGCATTCCAGCATAAAGGAAGTAAAATCTTTGCAGTTTACAAAATCGAAAACCGAACGAAATGTCAAATCTGCATCTTTTTTGATAAAATCCCAATAAAACGGTTTTTGCTTTTCCATGTTGTTCTCCTTTTCTCTTGCCTGTTGGAGAAAAGAATGGTATACTGTGGTTGCACCATTCTTTTTCCTGTTTTGATTGGTTTGGTGTACTCTTAGCGGTGGCTTGTGGTTGGGCTGCCGCTATTTTTATTTGCGTATCTTTCAGCACGGTCATACCAAGTAGATTTTCCAATGCCAAGCTGCTTGCAGCACTCTTTTACAGTAATTTCGCCTTTTTGCTGTTGCTCTAGCAGGCTTTCAAACTGCTGCTCGTCAACTTGCTTTTCCTGTCTGCCAAAGCTACGGCCTGTTCTCGCCGAAACTCGCCTACCGTCAACAATAGGCATGGCAGCTATACCCTCTGCCTGACGCTGCTTGGTTTTCTTGCGCTCCTGTTCAGCTACTGCGCCCAAAACCTCAATAAGGATGTTGTTCACCATTTCCAGCACCCATGTCTGGTCTTGGAAATCAATCAGCGTAGTTGGAATGTCGAGGATGCGAACAATCACGCCTTTTTCTTTGAACCACTGAAGTTCTCGCTTCATCTCGTCTTTGTCACGCCCGAATCGGTCAAATTCCTTGACGATGACTTCATCCCCAGCCTTGACAGTCTCTTTCAATCGTTTATACTGCGGACGGTCAAAGCTGCTACCTGTCATTTTATCACAAAATACATTCTCGTCTGGGATGTCGAACCGATCTCGTGCGATTTTAATCTGTCTTGCAAGGCTTTGCTCCTTACTAGACACTCTAGCTAAGAAGTAACGCATTTTTTTCACCCATCACTTGATGTCAAACCCATTTTCGACTTTTGTCTCACGAGGGACTACCATAATCTTGTATCCCATAACCCTTAGTGTTTCATCCAGTTTGTTGACACTAATGTTTTTGTGCCTTAGACGTTCATTCAAGGTTTTAAGCGGAATGTCAAGCATATCACTTAACTTCGCTTGGTTCAATTCCTTCAATTTCAAAATTTCCTTTATCGCTTCACTTGCCGTCATTTTTCTTCGCCATCCTTTCTTGATTCTATTATATCAAGATATTTCTGGATGTCAAGATATTTCTGGACTTTCTTTGCTTGCGCTTATATTATATATAAATATACTCTAGTATGTATTTATACATACTAGAGTAGTATAAGGATGTTTACTTAGTTAATCACAATCAGGTAGAAAATTTTCTATAATAAGGAGTAATTCTGCCAAACTTCATTTCCGTAAAACTTTGGGTCTTGACAAGCATATTTTCACGCTTTATACTTGTTTCAGCGAAAGCGAGGTGATAGGCTTGGCAAGACGAGCAGAAACCTCGGAACGTGATAAGCTGCGCATGATAAGCACTCGGCTCACAGAGAGCCAGATCGCAAGCATGGAGAGCAGCGCAAAGGCATTGGGCATCTCAAAGGTCGATGTTATCCGCATGGGTATCGAGTGGGTAGCATCCTACGTTGAGAACATCAAGGCATAAAAAAAAATAAGCTACCAGCCGCAACCACCACGAAGCCACTGATAGCTTATCCACATCACGAAACGAGAACCTGCAACCACCAAGGGGGCAGTCTCCCTTTTCGGAATCTATTATACCAAAAAGGGCTGCTCTCCGCAAGAGTTAGGAGCAAAAAACATGAACTTTCCCACGACAACCGAAGAATTTCTGAAAACCCTCGCCCACGGCAAAGAACCGACCAGCGAGGACATGGAGTACGCAGAAGCGCTGGGTAAGCTGTCCGAACTGAACTACCGGGCAGGGTACGAAGCGGGAGCGGCCAAAAAGGATAGCTAAGTTTTGTGAAAAATGCAGAAAACGGGAAGATAGTACAGATAGCAGTACTACGGATAGTGTTTCATACCTTGACTTAGCACAAAACATAGTTATACTAATATCACCAACAATCGAAAGGGGGTGGGCTAATATGAGCAATCCTTATGCTGAGAGATACAATCGCACATTAACTATCAGCTTGACGGAACGCCAGTTCAATCACTTGCAAGATTACTGCATCAAGAACATGGTTTCCTTGTCTTCTGCGCTGCGAGAATCGTTCTTCTTGCTTCATCCGATGCTTAATGAAAAGAAATGATACGCTCGCTAAAGTTTGCCGACCACAGCGAACGTATCATCAAAGCCACTGGAACAAGCTGTTCCAGCCTTATTATAGCAGGAATTGGCTTGTTCCGCAAGAACCATAGGAGTTTTTATGGAACAAAAGGTTAAATATGCTATCAATCTTATTAGCGAAAACGGACAAGTTGTCGTTTCCAGCCGTGAAGTAGCGAAGAACTTTGGAAAAGAGCACAAGCACGTTCTTCGCGACATCGAAAACTTGATGGAAGGAGAGCCCAAAATTGGACTGTCCTCTATGTTCTTCAAATCGGAGTACCTTTCAGTCCAAAACAAAGCGCTACCTGAGTATCTGATGAATCGCGATGGATTTACGCTCCTTGCTATGGGATTTACAGGCAAGGAAGCCCTTGAATGGAAACTCAAGTACATTGATGCTTTCAATCAGATGGAGCAGAAGCTGACCAACCCGGAGCCGGAATCCACAGAGATGCTGTTGAGCCGCGCTCTGATTGCCGCTAACAGTGTTATCGACACGGAACGTAAGAAAGTAAAGGATCTGGAAGCGGAAAACGCCAAGATGAAGCCTGATTCCGACTACGCAAAGGCGATGCTGCTTTCCGATGAAAGCCTGACTACCACGCAGATTGCCATGAACTACGGCATGAGCGCACGAAAGCTGAACCAGATTCTTAGAGGGCTTGGCATCCAACATACTGTGAACAAACAGTGGATTCCTTACCAGAAGTATCTTGGAAACGGATACGTTGTCGGGCATCCGATCGAGCTGCCGAACGGCAAGACGAAAGAGGTCACCCGCTGGACGAGAGCCGGTCAGAAGTTCATTTATAGCAAGCTTAAAGAAGCGGGCTATCTGCCTGTTGGCGAGCAAATCAGAATGGAGACGTGCTGATGGACTACTCGGAAGAAATGTTTCGGCTACAAGCTGAGAATGAAGAGCACAAAGCCGTTTTAGAAAAAAGCCATGAAATCCTTAATCAGGCATTAGAAATCATCATGCCAGAGGATAAGCGGTCAAGAGAAGTTGTAAGTGTAGCGCTAGCAACGTCCGTACAACATTTTTGCGAGGACAGCTATTCAATGGGATACAATGATTGTTTGCTCGACATTCTCAGGGAAAAGGAAGAAGTCAGCGCTCCTATCATGTTTCCAACACTTAAATCGTAAATAGCCCATAAGAAAAGCCAGTGGTTAGAGAACATCTAGCCGCTGGCTTTTTGTGTTATGTGATTATCCTTCTACAAGGTCTGCGATGGCTCCTATTGCTCCTATAAAGCTCATTTTGCATTTCTCCATTTATTTAACTGGCGTTAATAGAATTTCCGTGCTAATCGAAAGTTCGATATGATAACCGTCTTTAACGGTAACATTCTGCCTTTCACCAGCTTTTTCAAATTTAAGCACGTCGCTCACATCATCAGAGTTTGCATCAGACACCACAAATACTGTAGCTTCTTTGTTTTGATTCTCAACTTCGTATGTGCCAGCCGGAACCATGTACCAGATATATTTATAACCACTCTTGTTCGTTTCTTCTTTTCCGTAATCGCCAAGAACTTCATCAACTAGAATAAAAGAGTCGTCCTCTTTCACAGGTTCTTCCGAAGTAGCAGACGAACTTTCGGATTCTGCCTTTGCAGATGATGCAACGGATGATGTTGTTTTTTTGCTTTCATAGCTAGCCGCAGTATTTGTTTTGTTACGAGGGCTTATCAAATCCATAATAAAAGCCAATACGAACATTACCATAAGGATTTTGAACCACAGCCGCTTATAAGCTGGCTTTGGCGGTGTATTCTCTCCACCACACTGTGGACAAGTTTTAGCGGTAGCCGCTATCCTTGCGCCGCAGTGTTTACACTTTACGAGTTTTGCCATTTCACAATGCCCCTTTCTTACGGTCAAGTATAGCACAGATTAGACCGGAAGAGGGGTCTTTTTGTATTTTTCGGAAAATTTGGAGACTTGCACAATCGGATGGGCGTCGTTTTGTGAAGGTGGGGTTGGTATTGGCAAAGAAAGTGCCTTTTTTATTTTGGTCGGAGGAGACGGGACTCACCGCCCCCACCCGGTCCTCTGGCCCCATTCCCCCCAGGTGGCCCCAGCGCACCCGGACAGACTGCACAGCACAGGCAGCAGCGCAGACCGTGCCAGATGCAAGCCAGACCGCCCACAGCAAGCCACGCACCGACACACACGCCCAAATGCTGGACACGCTGCGCAGGGAAATCGGGACGGCGGCGGATGCTGGACTACCTGCAATGTGTCCGGCAAAGTGTACAATTTCAGACATTCAATTTTATCCATATTTATATGGATATATTTTGCTAAAAGCATTGACAATCCATATATATATGGATATAATATAATCAGTCCAGATAAATATGGACTACAACCACAATACACTAAAACAGGAGGACAAAACCATGATGAACAATAAAGAGATCGATTATACCGCCCGCCCCATTCCGGGAGATTACGAAGGCCGCAGCCATCGCGCGTGTGTATGGTACAACAGAGCCCGCGCCGCGTTTGACCTTGCCACGCTTGACGCGCTGACAACCGCCGCAGATAAAGCCGCTGACCGCGTACCCACTGAGGCATACGAAAAAGCAAGAAAGCTCCTTGACAGCGTGCAGCGTTGGGGGCTTGCAGACGCAAGAGCTTGGGAGCTTGACAACGACAGCCGCTATTATAACTCCGAGTGGCTCAAAACCCGACAGGCTCAGCTTGCGAAACGGCGTGTAAAGCTTGATAAAGAGCTCAAAGAATACGGCTTGCAAATTGACAGTTACGGCTTGTATCCTTGCATTAGAGAAATCACCAAACCGGGCACGGATATGTGCTTACTTTATTGGCTTTAATGGGGGTATAAAAATGAAAATGGAATTTCGGACTAAAACCAACGCAAACGGGCATTGCTACTATCTCAGCATTGATACCGGCAACAAAACGGTTTCGACCGTTCCAACCCGTTGGATTTCTAAGGATATCCCCGCGCTGACAAAGCGTGATTTGGACACACTCAAGGCGCAGGCCATTGCAGACGAATATACGGAGGTTTGAGCCATGACAAGAACAGATGAAATCAACGCCGAAATCAGAAATCAGGCCGTGCGCCTGTATCCCAAGTGCGCCGGGCTGTTTGAGCTGCCGTTAATGGTATACACTCATATTGTAGCGGACAACCTGACCCGCTCCAAGCCGTACCGCTTGAGCGTTGAGCGTTGCAAAAAAATCATTCTGGCAATGCCAGAGTTTGACTAATGGAGGGTTTACAGTATGATCACACTTGATTTTACCCAGTGGGCCGCCCTCTGGTACGTGGGCGGCATGATTTCCGGCGCACTCGTTATGATTGCTTTTTTAAACAGCTGAGGAGGGCGAAAAAAATGACAATCGATATTTACAGGCCGGAACTTACCACAGAGTATCGTGGCAATGTAAAAGCCGCTATCCGTGCCGGTGCTTACAGTGTATGGGACGCGGAACGCATTACAGGTGCTTTTAATTTTGGACACGGTACGCAGGCCGATTTTGAGCGGCACAAAAAAGCAAATTCTGATTTGCATCTTTTTATGGAGGTATAAAAATGACGACGTTTGAAGAAAAAGTGAACGCATACCGCGAAAACAAGCGGTTGATTGAAGAATTAGAAGCAATGAATGATGCCGTAAAGGCTGAAATTATCGACATGATGCACGGTGCGCCGGAAATGGTACAGGGCACCGCAAAGGCCATTTATAAGGATGTGCAAAGCGTCCGGCTTGATAGCAAGCTTTTACAGGCAGCGCACCCGGATATTTACGCCGAGTGCAGCAAGCGCACCACATACAAGCGGTTCAGCGTTGTATAAGGGGGTGCGACAAGTGATATTTTCTTGCATTCTGTTCTTCTTCTGGTTCTTCTCTGCGCTCTTTAAGGCCAGCAAATAAGAATCATTCCACCCGGTCAGAAATGGCCGGGCTTTTCTTTTGCCTTGCATCTGCTGAGGGTGCAGGGCTTTTATTTTGCCCTGCTGCAATACAGCCACATACAAGCGTTTACGGCGCGTTTTGTGCTGTCAATGCAGTTATACCGCTCACACCACAAAACAGCGCACAGGGCTTTACAGTGGCGTTTCCTGTTATTTGCCCCATTCTACCGCCGCAGACGCCAGACCGACACAAACGGCTATAATACCACACACGCCACGCCGGACGCTGTGCAGCTCAACACAGACCGCCTATTATAATAATGTATATAAGAGGGTGCAGCATACCGCAGACCATGCCAGCCCGGCGGGGTCAGCTCCTACCGTGTGTAGATCGCTGGCAAGTGCCGCACCCGGCGTACCTGCTGAGGGGTCAGCGCCTCCACCTGTACAGGGTCAACCCGGCGGCTTGCGATCTGGCACCGGGTCAGCCTGTCGCCCTCCACCCGGCAGGGCAGTCCAGCAGCAGGGGCGCGGCGGGCGGCGCGGAACCATTGACGGCTACCGCCGCATTTCTTTTCGGGCTTTCGCCCGATAGCCAATAGAGGTCAGCAATAGTCGTAGCGTTCCGGCTGGAATAGTCGTAACAGCTTCTGAAATAGTCGTAGCCAATAGTCGTAATTTCTCCAATAAAATAGTCTTGAAATAGTCGTAAAGTCGTCAGATGACTGGCTGTTGAAAGTCCTATATATCGTATAGTAACAAACAGTCCGCCGATAGTCGTAGAGTAATAGTTGTGGCATTTTCTTGCGAATCATCGTCAAATAGTCGTGTATTTTTTGTGTGAAATAGTCGTTCGCCTTTTAGGAAAAGAGAGGTGTGATAGTCGCTAAGTCATCAGACATCCCCAAAATCAATAGATGTCAAGACACCTGTCAATTTTAATCCCAGTCACATTACCTCAAAATCTTTATCCATCGTACTTATTATAATAGTCGCAGGTAATTACTCAATCTTTTTAACTATTATTCTGCTGGAATAGTCGTATCATCCGATTTGGTTCGTTTTCCTCCGATTTAATTACCGACAACAACAATAATATCATACCAACTAACTATGATTACACATTCTGCAAATACTTCAATACTTTTAACTATTTAATAAAACTATCCAGTTGGTCAGTCGCTTTCAATCTGCAATCAACCGCTCATGCAGTTATGCAACATTTCTACATATTCAACCGACTACAAAATGAAGTCAATTCTCCATGTGGAATAGTCGCAGACCATCCACCAGCCCGAACATCACGCCAGCTTTTGCCTACGGTCTGCTCTGCTGGCTAACGGTGTAGCTTTGGAGATAGAGGGTTGTAGGGGGAAAGAGCCAGTTTACAATTTCGCATAAGTGTTATTTATTCACTTTTGAACTATCATGGCACACCCGGCTCCGTCAACGCGCGCGCTTGCGCATATAACGCCCGCGGACGCGCTAAACACACGGGGAGGGAAAGGGGGAGCACGGAAGATATTAGGGGGATTATAGGGGGTAATAGGGGTTGTAGGGGAAAGAGGGGGACAAAAGGGGGGGAAGAGGAAACAAGGGGGAAAGGGGACAAAAATTTGAAAGCCATTTCCGAAAGTGATAGTCAAAGCGTTTTTTCGTCTTAATCAGTCCTGCGATTAGACGATTCTTTCTCAAATTCAGACCTCGCCGTTTCGCCCTGATAAATAACAAGAGAAAAAAGCACGGAATAGTCGCAGAGGGTAGTTTTACTACCTGACACCATTCCATGCTTTCTGATACAGTAGTTTTGTAGCCGCGCGAGCTAAGATTAGATATTCTTGGCTTTCTTGGCTTCTCTTGCCTTACGCAAGCTCTCTGCCAATGCTTCACGCTGCTCTTCGTTGATCTCACGAGTGACAGGAGGCCGGAACTTCACAAGACGTTTCGGCATCGAATAGGTCTTAGATTCCTTGCACCGCTTGGCAGACAGTTCCTCCATGAACTTGTACGTATCAGGAAACTGCTCACAGAGCTTGTCCAGCTTGCGAATGTAAACCGGGTCAGCCGTGTAGATTTCTGCGGTATCTTCCGCTGCGTTGAAGTTGATGATAGTCTCACGTTCGATGTTGGTAAGTGCCATAGTTGTTTTCCTCCTGTATTTTGTGTAGTGAAAAATATTTATGAGGTTCAGACGGTATCAATCCATCCAAGTATACTCTTGGAACCGTTGAATCTGCTTGTTAAACGTAATGGGAAGGTCGCCTATCTCGCCTTCCTTGTTCTTGCTTAGCCGGAACAGGTACTTGTCGGGGTTGTCGCCGGACAGAAGGATGATTGCATCTGCGTCCTGTTCAATCTGCCCGCTCTCTCGTAAGTCGGAGTTAGTAGGCGTTGCTCCGGGCTTGGATGGGTTTCGATTAAGCTGTGCCAGTGCCACCACGACAATGCCTGTTGTCTGCGCCAACTCGTGTAAGGCAATGGATATGGCTGTAATGGCGGCATATCTGTCCTTTGCGCCTGTTTCGTGGATGAGTTGAAGATAGTCTACGAAAATGACCTGAGCCTTTTTACGGAGAGCCTGAGCCTTCATCCACGCCACGTTCTTCCCGGCAGCGGAGCGAATATATAAAGGCATCTTCATGTTCTTTGCCTGTCCGTCAATCTCATTCAAGCTGACCGCCTTATTTTTCACCGTGTCCAGAGGGCAGTATATTTGATTAGCCATCAGGCGTGCACCCAGCTTGCGTTTGCTGGTTTCCAAGCTGAAATAGTACACGGTGTAGTTCTGCTTTGCCATGCTTGCTGCTATTTGCAGGGACAGGGCTGTCTTGCCCGCAGACGGTCTTCCGCCGATGATGATGAAATCACCCGGAGAAATGTGCAGTGCTTCATCCAGCCGCTCTATGCCCGTCTTGATGTACACAGGCTTCTCGTCCATGTGAAGCACATAGTCGTTCAGCACATCCTCGTATGTCCACGCATCTTCTTCCTCAGCTTTCAGGCTCATTGCTTCACCCATCTGCTGGTAAATGTCTGATAGATCAGAATAGTCGGTAAGCTCGCTGGTCATCTGAAATGCCAGACCTTGCACACGAGTAAGTGCAGCTTGTTCTCTGATAAGCTGCGCCCAACGCTGCATCTGCTCCCTATCAATTCGTACACACTCTGATTCACAGGTTTGTACACACGCCAAGAGCGTCTGCGCTACGTCTGGATGCTGCGTGTTTATCTCGACTATATCTATCTTACCCCTGGCCGTCCAATAGCCCTGAACAGCCGCAAAAGCGTCTCTCAGCTCAGGCCTGAACAAGTCAAGTTCAAGATCTGGTATGATTTCATCCACAACGCCCGGCTTGCAGAGCATCAACGCACCGATAAATACCGTTTGAACGTCCATTGTCATAGTCTAGGAAACTCCATCTCCGCACTTTGCTCGTACTGGTCATCCTGTTTCAATGCGTAAATGTCCTGCCATCCAGCATAGATGCTCTGGTCGAGAATGGCTTTCCAGTCGTGCCGATCAAACTTTTCCAGCTTGTTGCAGAGCATCTGTTTTGCCCGGTCTGTCATAGGCTTTTTGATTCTTGTACGCATCTGTGCGAACTCTCGCAGGGATTCCAGCAGGACTTTATCGCCATGAGCAAAGTCGGAGAAGATGTCAGGTTTCTTCTTGACCGCGCTTTCCGACAAGGTCTTGACGTTCATCTGACTGTCAGTTGATATAGTGAGTTCATCGTCATCTGACTTTGAACTCATAGATGAGCTGACCTTCATCTCATTTATGACATGAGGATGAGCTGACTTTCGCGTAGACCATCCTTTTGACGCAATATCGCTTCTTTTCGATTCTTCATCGAGCAGATGCTTAATCAAAATGAAGCAAGATTCTGCTTTTTTTGAGTTCAAAGTTGCGTCTTTTTCTTCAAAAATGTATGCACAGATTGCATCGTAGAGTTCCAACTTCTCTTTACTTTTGAGTGTGGAGATGGCTTCAAAGTAGTATCGTTGGAATGTAAAGCTGTCTCGTTTTTTGTCCATACTCAGTCCTCTTTGTAGCGTTTGTTCCATGCTTCGATAAGGTCGGATTTAATTCTCTCTTTATCCTTTTCGGAGCAATCAAGCCAATACTCCCCACTTTCCATAAAAACACGGCAAGTGCATTTGTTTTCTCCGTGCGCTCTCGAAATAAACATCCACTTTTTTATATCAGTTCCTGTTTCTGCAATAGCCACTTCCCCACCGCAGAACGGGCATTTTTTAAGCTCTTCCATCCTTTTTCTCCTTTATATTGTTCTTACTGCTCTTTTATTCCAGCTTATAATTGCTGATGGCAAAAAATAAAAAGTTTGAGAACGTCTGCCACATTTATCGCATAAAGCTACATAACGCTCATATACGCCAAAAGGCTCTTTTTCTTTTTCGATATGTGGCTCCGCTCCGCAAAGGCATAATTTCAATTCTGTCATTTTCTGAACCTCTCTCTCGTTCTCGTGATTCGTTTGCAACCTTCAGATAGCTTTGCACCTTTACGGTATACAGGCCGATTGTGCTTCTGCTTGATGCAACCGCACTGCGTTTCGGACTGTCTGATAGCATTTGCAAGATGTTCAATTGATGCAGCACATCGGTTCACCGCTTCTGTTATCGCTCCTACTAGCGCTTCAAATTCATCCATCTTGAATCCTCCTTACGCATACCATTTCGGTGCTTTGCCAAAGATTTCAACGCCTTCTGTAAAACCAAGCCTATCTAAGGTTTCGCACATAATGCCATCCATCACGCCATGCACACGCTCCTCATCATCTCCGTATACTCTGTACGCTTCTCGCATGGTAGCCGTAAACGAATCAATCATATCTTGCGTAACAACGATATTGTTTTCCATAAGTCCTCCTATACCATCGGAAACGCCATCCAATGCGTTACCGTCACATCTTTCGGCAGTCTCTCGCCTATCTCATCCCAGAACTGGCCGTCTGCGTAACAGCCTAGAAAATACGTTGTCGGCGAGATTCCTTGCAACATTTTTCCATCTTTATCACGCCACGTTGTCTTAGTCGCAAGCAACAAAGGCTGCGTTCGTTCTCGTGGCTGTTCGCTTGCTGGATGCCAGAGGGTGTTAGCCATTTTTATACCCCTGCCTTGTACATCGTATATAAGACCACAAATCCAATCGAAAAAGTAAAAATGTGGAGAATTACATCCGCAAGAAGCTTTATCTTTTCATCGGAAATTTCGTCCAAAAATATATTCCATATCAAAATTTTTTCAATGAGATATGCTATCCCACATATAAATATTCCAACCAGAAAAGAAGCTAAAACCACAATCAACGCATTTCCAAGATTACTCATTCTCTTTTTTCTCCCATTCCTTGCATCCACGTTCGTCCCACACGAAGTCTGCAACGTGTTCTGACTGGTCGTTCACGCACACGCCCTCCGGCTCTGCGTACCATTTACAAGAGCCACAGGACGGTTCAGATTTGTTCTTGCAGGATTCTGCCGTGCATCGGATAGCCTTGCCAGCAGAAAACTGTTTGATGCCCATGCAAGAGCAATGTTCGGTGGTGCAGTAAACGTCCATTATATCTGCCCTTTCTTTCTCTTTCCGTTGGCATTGAACCGCCCGATCACTCGCTTGTACTCTTCATAGCACTCCGGGCACAGGTCGCCTGTGTCCCTGCGCCACGCCCAGTCTTTGAAGTATTCGTCAGGGTTCATCATTCTGCCGCCCCGTACAGCTCCGCAGCGGTTGCATACTCGCTTGTGGTAGATTCCTCTGTCAGTCTGCATTAGTTCCTCCTCATGTTAGATTTTGTTTTCAAACTCTGCTCCACAATAAGGGCAATACTTAATGGGCTTTAATTTTGTGTTACCATGTTCCCACCCCGGATAAAGCCAATCTTCCGGGAAATGTTCGTTGCAATTAGAACAATAGCAAGTCTTATCCATATCATCATCATTTGGATAAATGTTTAAGTGCGCAATCGGTCGCATCGTTTCTTGATTAATTGTGCAAGCAGCTTTTACATGGTTGCAAAAAATTTCAATTACTCGTTCTACTGAAATCGGATTTTCTTTTCTTGTAACGATAGGGGCGGACTTGTAACCTTCAAGAAAGCAAGTCAGCTTATCTGCATCAACTAATCTCATTTTTTTCCTCCCCAACATCCTTGAACAGGATTTCTTTGTCGGCTTTCCATCCTCTCCATCCATCAAAAAGATACGCTTCGCAACGATTGAGCCAAAAAGTTGGATGTTTGCCCCAGAAATGGTGATATTGACATTGATGTTCATTCCACCACGGGCAATTTTTTTGAGGGCAAATTATGTCAGCGGAAGAATCAATCTTTTCACCCTCGTCCGTCATGGAGCGGATAAAATCGCCGTCAGTCATGTTCCTCCACCTCTCTGTACTCCACGTCAATCTCCTTCGGCAAAGCTGCCTGGTACTTTTGAGCTAGCTGCTCTGCACTCTGGGCATCACCCAACGGCTGTTCGGGCGGTGCAACGGTGACTTCCACGTTGTCACGCATACCAAAGTAGTTCTTGGCTCGGAAAATCCACTCTGCCGGGTTCTCTTGACCGTACATACCGTTGTACGCCCACATGGACTGCATTTGCAGAATCAGCTTCAGGATGTACTTTTGTTGCAAGCTGTCGTCACGGCGCTTCCCTGCCATAATTTGCTTCAGGCTCACCCATTCGATGCCCAGAACCAGCGCAATCCATTCCACCACAGGGGAGATTCTGGCTTCGATGCAAGCGTCAAAGAAGAAGTCAAGACGTTGCTGTACTTCAATCGGGTTGTTCATGTCCACGCTCGGAAGGTCGCCAAAATACTTGGCTGCAATCATGCCAATGACCTTCTTGTCCTCTTCATCACCGATTCTTGACTGCAAATCGCCTGTGTTCAGCATCTTAGACCTCGTGATCGCTAACTCCTGTTGTTCTTTCACCTTTTTACTCACCTGTGAGCGGATAGATTTCCGCTTGTTAAGCATCTGTTGCTTCTTCTTCTCTCGCTCTTTCTCACGCTTCGCAGCGGCTTCTTCTTTTTCTTTTTGCGCCCGTTTCTCACGCTTTTTCTTTTCAGCTTCGGTCAGCGGCGGTCTGCCACGACCACGCTTCGGGGGTGTTGCCATGTATCAGACCTCCTTTGGTGGTTCAGGAAGATGCGCCCAATGAGTTACATCTCCAAATACAATGTACTCGTCGTGCTCTTGCCATAATCCGTCATAAGATAAAAATGCAATTTCAATGCCGAACTTTTCTCTTTTTACGAGAACTTCTTTGTCTTTTTCGGGTAAAACTTTCTTGGCATCAAACCATATATTGGCGGGCTCAGATTTTTCCAATATGTTGGCTAAATCTAAAAACACATCTCCAATGGTGCTTCTGATTTGTCCTTGTATGTATACGATGAAGTTTTTGCTATTTAAAAACGACTTTGCTTCATTCTTTTTGTCAAAACCAACAGTTTTCCACGCCGAAATAATTGGCTCAACATCAACCAGCTTCATGTTCTCACCTCTTTATCTTCATTTTGATGTTGTCCAGCGCCCGTGCAATCCACCAAACGGAACAGCAACTGCCAAGTTCGTTCCACCAAGCGCACTTTTCTTTCTCGCATACACACCGACCAAGCGGATTGCTAGTCATTTTCATCGGGCAGTAAAGTTCGTTGTCCATCATTTCCGCCCCATCATAATTGCCGTGCAAACAGCCAGACACACGTTGACAAACAGCCAGACGAGCATTGACTGACGTTCTTCAAACAGGTTGTCTGTCATGTCCTTGATTGTCCGTTCGGACTGAACCACTACCGCCAGCAGGACTAGGCAGACCAGCCATCGAGTTACAAATTCAAACATTGTTATCCTCCATCAAATCGTCCATGCTCAACTGACCACTGACGTTGTCATCTTCCATCCACCAGCGGAAAACGTCCATGCCGGTCTGCCAGTCGCACGGCAAACCTTTTGATTTTCTGACATTAAGCATTCGTTCAAACGCTGAGATGTACATTTTGTCGTAGGCAGGCCAGCGCATGAACTCACGCTGTCTGCCCCCCCCTACCGGCCATTGGACAGCCGATGCAGCCAACACGCTTCTGCCCTTCGCAATACAGCGGATTGATGGGCAGGTGTTCGCTGTGCGTGTAGTCCCACACATCATCGTCAGACCAGTCCACAATAGGATTGACGGTCATCTTACCCTTGAGGTTGCAGGTCTCGAACAGTTGCCGCTTTTCATCGTTGTCGCCCATGAGGATGATGCGCTTTTCCTTGTCACGATGGCTAAACTCCATCGTTCCACGGTTTTTCTTTCTGTTTGTTGATTCAGCCCAGCGAACGCCGGTAGCGATAAATCTATCGCGACCAGTATTTTCTTTGAGAACGGCACAGCAATACCGCACAAGTCTTGTCGGCGGCATCAGCTTTTGCGGAATCAGCGTCCACATGGACACGGGTTTGTCCTTGTAGCGTGGCATGACGATGGAGCATTTGATTCCACGCTCTTCCATCGCCTTGAACTGCTCACGGATGAAATAGACCGTCTCCGGCGCATCTGCTGTGGTGTGGCTGTTGACCACCTCGAAGTTGATTCCTGCACGTTCAGCCAGAGCCACAAGCACCTGTGAATCCTTGCCGCCAGAGTATGTGACCATGAGCGGTTTCTTGTACCGATGCTCGGATAGCCTTGCAGCGTCCTGCAACCGTGCGATGGCAAGTTGTTCCTTATCCATCAGCTCCACCTTTCTCTCAACTCTTTTTCGACCTGCTCTGACTTTGCGGTGATGTAATCTGCAAACTCGTCAGGGGTCATGTCCTCTTCTTTGAACTTGCCGACCATCTCCCAGTACCTGTCACCAATGCGGATGATTTTCTGCACCTGTTCATCGGTCAGGTCTGCATCGCACCGAAGGTTCTGAATCAGTGCGCCCCATGTGGCGGCAATTCCATCAAGAGCCATGCGGAAGCCGTACAACTGGTTCTGCCGTGCGATTTTGCGGAGGTTTGCTGACATTGCCTGTCTGCCAGATGAGGGGCGGTTTCTGCGCTTACTCATCTTATTTCTCCTTTCAATAAAGGTATCGCCATGCAACGATTTTGGAATCGCTTGCAACCCATTCTCCACTACTTTGAAACCAACGCTTGTCTGCGTATTTGCGATATGCAAGGTCAAGGTCGCCGTTTTCAAACTTTATTTCGATAGCTTCACCGCATTGCGGTTGAACATTCATGCTGTTCCACTCGTTTTTGTTTCCAGTGTCGGGCTTCTGTTCATCAGGTGTTAGCCAGTCGTTCAGTTGCTTCATACAGGACGGGCAAAGTTGAATCGCCCCTACTTGGTCATCGCATCTCCATTGTTCACCAGATGGAGTGTTATCAATAAAAATCACCGCATTTGATTTGCGATTTCCATTCGCATCAGGAGGTGTATAGTTATAGATTTCACCGCATCGGTCGCACTTAAACACCATTGCCATATTCTTTCTCCAATCTCTTTAGCAGCTCATCCACGTCATACCGCCAATGAACACGCAATCTTTTTGCTTTGACCTCTATCCCCTCTTGTTCTGCCCACTGCCAAGGGATGCTCTTTCGGCTTTCGTTGTAACGGAACGCTAGAACCTTGCTGGCAGGGATTGCAAAGGTGCGGTTGACTGCTCTGTAATTGACTATCACATGGGCGGTCTGACCGCCGTACCCCATCGCATCCACCATGTCTGTGATGTGCTTTTCCTTGCGGTATTTGCATTTTGCCTTGTCGTACTTGCCGAACACCTTTTCCAAAGGGATAGAGGGCGTTTCGATGGTTTTCAGCTCAAACAGGTGGTTCATCGGGTATCGGTACACAAGGAAATCGCAGATGTTGTCAATGGAAAAGGACAAGTTTTCGTTGCCGCCGTAGTAGGTGGCGGCACTGTCTTTTAGCCGGTAGCACCACGCATCAGATGGGACAGATGCTTTGAAGTCTGCTTCAAACTGCTTGCCAGTGTTCATGCGTTGTCCTCGATTTTTTTGGCTTCTCTGATACGCAGCCGGGCAAGTTCGCTATTTGCATAGCGCAGTTGCCAACTACCAAACCAGCCTTTGTGAACAAGCTTTCCGGCGCAGTAAACAAATTCCTGCTTCATCAAATCATCAAGAGAAATGATGTAACAGCCCGGCTTATACTTTCTTTTGCTCATCCCCGTTCACCTCTAAGCTCACGGAATATGAGTTGCTTTGTCAGCGGGCTTTTCCATTTCCTTCATAATCCGCTTATGTTCTTCCACTGTCATGTTGTTCGGAAAAAAGCACCTGTCAACAATCTCAAACGGCTCAATATAATGGTCAAGAACATCTCGTGCTTCTTTTCGTGCTTTTTCTGCACACATTTCGATGTATTCATCTTCGGTCATGTTGTAATCGGTAATGCAATCTACAACCGAAGAAAACCTGCACAACAGACCATTAGGCTGTCTTGCAATAAAAGCTCCCATTTATCGTTCACCTCTAAATTCACTTCCGAGAAACCGTTTCTTCCCTTTTTCCCGGTGCTTGTCCTCATAATCACGGTGGTACACGCTCTGGCTGTGATTCAGCTCATACACGAATGCCTTGCGTTCCTCGAAGTCTTTCTTCTCTGCCTTGTACTTCTCGCAGGTGTCATGGCAGGCTTGGTGGCGTGATGTGCAGTTGAGACAACAGGTAATCATTCTATTAACCTCACTGTTCAGACATGGCTTTTGCAATGCCCGGAAATGTTTTTGCTCGATTTTTAGCGCGATCGGTGGTAAACATACCCTTGTTGCGCTTATCATGCTTATGTGCGTAAGAGCCAGACGGACACCATGTCGCGGTAGGTTCTACGATGTTTGTCGGGTGCAGCGGCGGTACACCGCGCTCCCACAGTAGCGTTTTCTTGCTGTACGGATGTCCGTATTCGTAGGGCTGGATTGCCTGCGTAGGCTTTGGGTAATCAAAAATCTTGCTGGGGGTAGGATTCTCAATCACCACTTTTTCGCAATCTGCCGCCCACACGGCAAGAAAAAGCGCCTTGCCGCACAATCCCTCATAATACCGAGAAAGATTGAGCTTTCCTCCTTTGTACAGGTGTCTTGCTCCCGCGTTGCTCGTCTTTGTGCAGGGGACAAATGCGATAATCATATCCCAGCGGGGCACATCATGCGCGATTCCGTCCATGGTCACGACCTGCCCCCCCTCAATAGCCTTTAGGCAGTCACCAAGAATATGCCATTCTGGATTCCCGCCGGACGGCTCAATCAGGTCGCAGGAATAGGCTTCGTGACCTTTCGCCCGGAATGCTTTGCAGACTTCCTGCGATTCCTCACAGGCAACTAAAACTTTCATCTTTCCAAACGCCCGTTCAGCCAGATAGCGCAGCTCTTATATAAGGTAGGCGGTCAGGGTTTATGTCCTAAAAGGGCAAATCCGATGAATCGTCAATCACAGAGAAGTCGTCTGCGTTACCATGAGAGTAGTTCTGCGGGGCATCTTGCGCCCGATCGGCGGGCTTGCTGTCAGACTTGCCACCGCAGAAGTCAACCTTGTTCGCCATGATTTCCGTTGCGGTTCGGTTGTTCCCCTGCTTGTCGATATATTTCCGGGTCTGGATGCTACCAGTCACCAGAATCAGGCTGCCCTTCTGGAACCACTTTGAAACGAACAGTGCCGTATTACCAAATGCAGTGCAGTTGAAGAAATCGGTTTCCTTCTGACCGCCACTCTGACGGTCGCAAGCAATGCTGAACGTGCAAACATCCTTGCCAGACTTCGTGACCTTAGCTTCGGGCGTGTGAACCAAACGCCCCTGAATTGCGATAGAGTTGAGCATTGTTTAGCCCTCCTTCGGCTGTTTCTGAGCACAGTCCCAACACAGGACGCGCCCAAAGCGTTTCTTTGTGCTTCTTGCAGTTTCCAGCGGAGTGACGGTTCGGTTGTTGTACTGAATAGGCTGCAACTGCTTTCCGCAGCAAGCGCATGGAGGAATATTTTCTGCCTCCGCTTGCTTCTGCGCAGGCTTATTTGCCCTGCTTGTGGTCTGCTTCTGGTACTCGTCCGTGTCAGCGTCTTTCGTATCGTCAATGCAGAACAGGCCGTTCAAGGCGTACTTTCTAGCGTAGCTGCTTGCAGTGCCGGTAATCTGCGAATCGTCCATGCCTTTCTTAAACTCAGGCTCACGAGCGTATGCAGTCACCGTATAGGTGGCTCCATCCTGCGATTCAACTGTTGCAGTGGCTTCGATGTAGTGCCAACTGTCAACGATAACAGGCTTGTCGGAAAGCCGTAGCACAAGGCTATGCGCTTTCAAGATGGGCTTGACCGCTTCGAGAATGTCCTCGCACGAGCGGTACTTGTATCCACCGAACTTGTTCATCTGCCCCTTCGGGGCTTTCAACTCTGACTGAACAGCCATCAAAGCTTCATGGATTTTGCTGTTGCCCATACGTTTCCTTTCTTCGGCTTCATTAGGCTTCATTGTTCTTACTTTGGCTTAACTTGGCTGTACAAAAGTCAGCCAGCCATCAGCTCTGCCAACTGCGCACGGAGGTCTTTCAACTCCGCTTCCCTGTCCTCGATTTCAGACTGCAAGTCCTCAATCTCAGCCAGCCGGTCAGCTTCTTTGGCTTCTGCTTCCTGCTCACGGGTTAGGAAATACACGCCGTCCTCCGGCTCAGTCACGCCACCGAATCTATCAAGGTTAATCATCTTTTGATCTTCCTCTCTTACGTTCCTCTTTAATTTGAAGTGCGCTGTACCACTGGTCTTTGTCAATTTCGATGGTAGACCACCGGTGGTTACAGGTAAGGCACTTTTTGCGGCGAACAATACTGTCATGGTCAGGTCGGCTGTCTACGGTTGTGATGTTTTCGCTCCCGCACATCGGGCATTTCATCGTACATTCCTCCACTCGTTGGTGTGGTGAGGAATGCGTTTTACTTTGCGATTTTCCTGTTCAATACGTTCATTTTCAGAGCTGACCCCAATGGCACACAAGACAAGTGCTGCGGCGAGGAAGCTGCACGAAAGGAAAACGTATCCAAACATCGCTGCCACGCTTTGGCTTTTCTGGATTGCATCGCCGCATCCTACCGAAAAGATTGCTAACGCGATTCCAAGCGTACAAAGGACATTAGCTTTCAGGCTTTTCACTCTTATTACCTCCAAAACTCAGTATCCATGCCGTAGCCATTGCCACAGATACCGTGATGATTCCACGGGCAGCTGATGCGCCTATCAGAATACCGATGTGATGCACCATCCAGAAGTTCAGCAGAAATACCGCCAAAACTACCGCCAGCGCTATGCCCCACATCAGGGCAACTTCAATAAATGCTTTCATCTTGTCTCCTTTCATTTTTTGCCATTGCAAATCGTGGCCATACCATGCTTTGCCGTTGCTTTTCGGCGAATCGCCTTGCCTTTGCTTTTCTGCTCCTAGCTGCTCAATGCCTTAGCCTATCGTTTCTATTCTTTGCCATCGCATTGCTCTGCATTGCCATTGCTTATCAAAGCTACGCCTTGCATCCATAGCCTTTGCATCACTCTTCCATTCAATGCCATTGCTCGTCTGAGCCTTGCTCCGCCATGCCTTTGCAGGTCTCGTCAAATCACCGCATTGCCTTTGCTGATTCTATCACGGCATTACTTTGCCATAGCGGTTAATTGAGGATTTCATAAGCAAAGCGCCCTTTAGAACTGTTGCGCCACTGGCCGATACCACGCAGAGCGCCGTAGTCCAGCCACTCGAGCACGACCTTCTCGTGAGAATCGTCCAGCAGCATGACCTCGAACTCGCAGGTCGAGCCAGTTGGAATCTGCTCGCTGTTGGCAAGACTGACGCGCTCGCCCTGCGCAGTCTGAGCACGGAGTGGGCGCTGGCACTCGGTAATCTCACCATTCACATGAATGGGAATCATGCGGGGCTGAACGAAAATCAGGCCATCAATGACCTTCTTGTAGGCCGTCAGCTTTCCGGATTCGTTGACGGCTTTCTTTTTGCCGGTTTCGGTCTTGCCGCCGATACGCCCCAGCATACCGCAAGAATCCTTGAAGAAGCCCTTGATCTGGTAGTCATACAGGATGGGTTCACCTTTCTCGTTTCGAGGGAACACGGTCATGCCCTTGTCTGCCACAGCATCAGCACCCAGAGCGGCCACTTCGTCCTCGATAGTGCTTGCATCAGGGGACTTGCTGGCAATGAACTCTCGCGCGATGTTCTGGTTGCTAGGCCAAGTGCCGAGAACCGCTTCGGTGAATGTGATTCTTACTTTGATTTTTTTCATTTTTGTTCACTCTTTCTTTCTCGATATGTTCCAGTCTTAAAGATTCACGCTTTTGCCAGCGCTTCTTCCACGGACTGCTTTTGTTGAAGTTGCTTATTGCTTTTTTCATCGTTTGCCATCCTCCGCTTGCGTTGGATGTGTTCCAGCCGCTCTTTCTCCCGGATGTGCCAGTGGATTTCACGTTAGCCATAATACTTACCGTTCATCAGGAGGGCCTACCTTTCCCTGTGCAAGCAAAGTACTGTAATGGCCGTAGCTCATTCCAAGCTCTTTTGCTTTATCGTTCATCTGTTTGATAGTGTACTTCGGCTTAGGCTTTTCTTGTGTCTGGTTTCCTTCCGGTCTGGCCTTGCGGGTGGGAGACTTGATATAATCCGAATGTTCTTTCCACCACTTGGCCATCTGCCTACGCTTTACTATATTTGCGCATTTTTGGTGATATTTTTGATGCTCATACAGCTTGCGCATTGGCTTTTTACACCACTCGCAAGGAACGACGCCATATGGAGCGCGTCGCGCTGCTTGGTTTTCCTTTTTAACTAATATTGTGCATTCTTTGCAATACCGTTTTGTCTTGATGACTTCGCCGAGAGGCACTCCGCAGCGTTCGCAGCTCTTAACCTCCATCTGACTCACTTGCCTTTCTCAAGACTCTTTCGTTGTGTTCGGAAAAGCACTGGTCGAGAAACTGGATGAACTTTGCGATTTTCTCTGCGTCTTCCGGAGTACAACCGTTCTCCACAAAGCGCCTTACCGATTGCTCACGCTTAAAGTCCGAGTAGCTCTTGGCCGCAGCGTCGATGGCGAACTTGGCTTCTTCCGGGTATTCAAGGTCTACCTTTAAGGTGATAATCTGTTCCATGTTCAGCCCTCCGCTTTCTGGTTCTTCTCTACTTTCAAGAAGAGGTTTACAAAGTAGACTTGGCCGCGACCGGAAATCTTCGGAGTGCGGTTGATAGAAATGTGGTCGCTGTGCTGAATCGTGGTCTCTTTGATTTCAAACAGCCCCATCTCCATACTCCGCTGTGTAGGCAAGTTGTAATCGCTACGTTTCGGGTCTTTGATGAGATAGCCATTCCGGCGTAGCCAGTCAAACAAGCGGTTCTGACCGATGTTAATGCCGTTCTGAGATAGCAACTTTGCCATTTCACCAACCAAAATGCTCTTTTTGCTAGCACTCACGGCATCTGCAAAAAGCGCTTTCGGTTTCATGGTTTCAATCTGCATGTCCTTCTGTTCCAGTTCCTCATGCGCTGCGATCAGTGCAGTTGCAAGGAGTTGCGACCGGGTAAGCTGCGGCTTTTCGGCCAACTTCTTTTCCATTTCGTTGAACGCTGCAATGTACTTCAGTTTCCATTCGAGAGCAGCCTTGCCATTGAAGCCCATTGCCAACAGTGTAAAGCCGTCACGGTTCATCAGATACATGGGGTAGCTCTGGCCGTTCTGCTCGTGGAAGTACTCGGTCTTGAAGAACATGGGGGTGTCCCCATTTTTGGGGAGACCCCTCATAATGTCTTCGATGTCACGCATCACATGGTCATGACGCTTCTCAAAGCTCTCTGCAATCTGACGGCTGGAAACCACAGGCTCGCCATTCTGCATAGATAAGATAATGTCGTTCATTTTTAATCCTTTCTTATGGCTTACTGCTTGCCCCTCACAAGCAAAGCGTCTACCGACACACGGAAGTAATCAGCAACCTTCACAATCTGTCGAATGCTCGGCCCATTTGCGGAGCGTTCCCACTTGCCCAGTGCGCCGTTGCTTAAACCAGCGGCTACTTCCAAGTCAGTACGAGACAGACCATGCAACTTGCGAAACTCGTCGATTTTAGAAAGATTCACTAGCCATTCTCCTTTCTGGGCTTGCATTTTACTAGAAAATATGCTACTATGTATTTGCGAAGTACAAAGTGAACATTTTCTAGCGACTTCCCGATAGATTTGTCAGGAGTCTTGGGTTTTGTTTGCCCTATGCTTCATATTATACTAGCCAAGTGGCTATTTTTCAATAGTCAATTTTCAATTCTGTGAACATTTGGCTATTTGCACAAAAAGAGAGGCCTTTTTCTATGCGCAATGTGGAGCGAGCCAAGAAAATCGCTGCCGACAAAGGTGTGAATATATCCTTTGTGTGCAGAGAAATCGGGAAAAGCAGAGGTTACATCTCTCAAATGCTGACTACCGACAGAGATTTTCCAGATGAAATGCTTTCGCCAGTAGCCAACGCGCTAGGCGTTACAGTTGAAGAACTGACTGGTAGCCAAAAAGAAAACTCGCCCCAGCAGCCGCAAAGTGAAGTCGATGCAGCAGTGGAGCGGATTAGAAGAAAGCTTGAATCTATGCCGAAGGAACAGCGTGAAGCGCTGATGAACTTAATCGAGAAGATGTGACGTTCATGCCCGGTAAAATAAAAACCCCTTGTGCCGGGCTGGTGTAGCTCTGCGCAAGGGGTTTTCTGTTACTTTAGGTCTAGCGCTTGTTCTGCTACTGGAATTTTCTCTGGGTGTTCCAGCAACCATGTGATAAACTGGTCAATCTTGGCTCTTTCCTGCTCGCTCATTATGGCATATCCTCCCGATCAGTAAGTGCGGATGTTTATTTGAACCCATTTTACATCATCTTATTGTAAGTTCAAGGCGTTTTTAACAACTAGTTAGAAAATAGTGTAAAAATGCTCAATTTTCTGCGCATCCACAACTTCCGTCTGGAAGCCCATGAGCGTTTAAGTCAAAAGGGACAGTGCCTATCCATCTTTCCTCCAATCACAGCTCTACGAGCTGTCCGTCAATGCTTTCGATGCTATCTGCCGGGTCTCGTCCGTCGTCTAAGGCGGCTACGGCGCGTTCTAGGATGCCTTTCGCTTCGAGGTAAGCATCTTTATCAGCTTCGTACCCAGAAAGGCTCAGGACAAGCTCCAGCGTCCGTCTGCGAGCGTATGGAATAATCAGAGCATCTACGGTTCGGTTCATTAGCTTTCCTCCCACGGTTCAGGTGTGTGTGGCTGCCCATCGGGAACGCTGGCAGGCATTCCGTCGATGATCAGCATACGTTCATGGTTCCAGATTGCAGTTTCTTTCATTTTGTGTTTCCTTTCTCTTTGGAAATTTTTGACAATACAGTTATACCACATCTCGCTGTTTCAATGAAACAGCGAATTTTTTCAATTATTGTTTCACATTTTGAACAATATATCAGTTAAATTTCTTTGATTTTATATCATTTTGTCGAAAGAGGGGTATTTATGGATGATTATAGGATACGAGTGGCAAAAGCGTTAGAGACGGCAAGAGCGGCATCCGGCCTTAGCCAACAGAAGCTTGCGGACAAAATGGGTGTAGGCCGGACATCCATTTTCCGTTACGAGCAAGGGACAATGACACCAGATGCTCCTACTACCATAAAGTGGTTCGTGTGCTGCGGTGTTGCGGCCAAGCCGTATATAGACGCCTGTTTGCATCCCGGATTATTGGAAAGTCTGGCTGGCGATGCCAGCACCAAGAGAAAGAGAGATGCGCTGATAGAGCATATCAAAGAAGCCCATCCACAGGAAATTGACCTGCTATGCTATCTGATCTATGGCAATCACGGTTCAGATTACCTTGCAGTTCTGTGCGAAATGGTAGCCAACCTTCACACGACTTTGCGTGACCGTGTGTCTGTCTGCCGCACCGTTACAGGTCATTATGAGATGGCACAGGCCACAAAAACCGACCCCGACCCAGACGGAACACAACCCAATATGCAGATTTTATATCAGGCACAGGACTGTGGGGAAGCTGCGGCCATGAATCGAAACGATTCTTATACCATCAACGAGGAAAACATTTTGCGCTGATTGTCGAATTATCGCAGTTTTTAAGGAACATTTTGTCCACGTTCATCCACTTTTTGTACACCTATCGGGCAAATTTACCTTGTCAATCTGTCCCCCATAGGCTGTAAATCGACAACATTCGAGTGGAATAAATAACGAATCATCGTCAATCTATTGCCTATGATTGGTTGGCTTGTCAATCTGTCCCCCATGGCATCGAATTAAAATCTTTTCATCCACTTTTTGTACACGTTAGGTAAACCTAACCGTTAAGCGCTTCAACCTTTCGGATGTTGAACATCTGTTTATTTAGCGATATTTGCTTTGTGTTTTCCACTTTTTAAGAGAGAAAGAAAAGATTTTGTGGAAAATTTTCTTCTTCTGCTATTAGTAGAAGTTATTTTATAATCTTGTTAATAGTCTTGTTTTATATAATGTAAAGAGGTGTACAAAAAATGGATATAGGTGTACAGATTGTGGAAATAGGTGTACGAAATATGGACGGTTAGGTGTACAAGAAGTGGAAATAGGTGTACGTTTACTATTGATTTGTACACCTATTTGTGATATACTCTTATACGAGAGGAGGCGTGATAAGATTGTCTGATATTAAAGGCGGGAACTTGGTTGAAAAAAGCAGACAGCTTGTTTGGGCAAAGTTCACTGACTACACAGCAGGCGAGCTTCGGCTGCTTGAGGTCTATCTTAGCCGTATCAATCCGAGAGACCCTGAAACTTCAACGGTTCAGTTTACGTTACAAGAGTATTGCGAGTTTTTGGGGTTGAAAATCAACTCTAGGAATTTGAAAGCGCAGGTCAAGCATTTCATCGACAACTCCGTTGAAGTTCCTAGAGGTGACGGTTCAGGCTCGTTTGACCTGTATCCCCTGTTCAGCAGAGCAACTGTAAACTTTGAACCTAGTTTGATGAATATTACTGTGTCATTGTGTTGCAATCCGCTTCTGCAACCTGTTTTCTTCGACATTGCGGAGCGTGGATATGTCAAGTATCGCTTGCGCTACACAGCGAATATGAAATCTCAGTATAGCATTTTGCTGTATTCAATTCTCCGAGAGTTCATCGGACGTGGCGTGAGCCAGCCCGAAATTACGTTGGATAGATTAAGGGAACAGCTTGGTGCAAGAGAACCTAGCTATCAAGAGTTCAAGCATCTTAGGCGGCGTGTCATTGATATTGCGGTAGCTGAAATAAACGAAGTATCAGACCTGTGCATTGAATATGACAAGGTCATGAGAGGTCGCAATGCGGTTGCTGTGAAGTTCAATGTAGCTTTCAAGTCTAATGAGCCGGTCATAGACGTGGAAGCTAACGAGGTTGAAAGCGTAGAGCTAAAAGATGTTCCAAAGAGCCAACGACCTGCCAGAAAGCCCCGCAGTGGCGCATACGAGGATGTGGATTGGGCATCTATTGCGCCAGAAATGTCTAAAAGCCAGTGTATCTTGACTGCAAAGCTGGTGGCAAAGAGATTGCCGGAGAAGTATCCGAATATCAAGCCTAACAAGAAAAAAGAAGCTGTTGTGAACATCATTGAGAACGCATATAGGATTCTTGTCAGCGAGCGACTTGATAGGATTGAAAAAGACCCCGGCGCTTATATGTACTCAATTTTGAAAGATGCAGACCTTGACGATTATGCTACGTTTGATGATAGCTTCTTGAAGTAGTCAGATGTATCACATTGAGCAGATGATGCAGAAAGGAGAAAGATGAAGAGAGAAGATTTGTATATTGGGCAAAAAATATATATATGCCCAATAATGCTTCCGCAGTTCAATTATAAAAAACCAAGACGTTCAAAAATAAAAAAGATTGGGCGAAAATATGCAACATTCGATGATTATGGAGAGCGCAGATTTGAAATCGAAACTGGAAAAATTGATTGCGGGGATTATTCGTCTACCGAAAAAATCGTTTTGAATGTTTCAGACTATTACGATGAAGTTGACAAAGAAAAACTTCGTTTTGCGATTTTAGACAAAGTAAAAATGAAAAGTGATAGTGTTTCTTTGGACGATTTCGAAAAAGCAGCCAGAGCATTAAAATGCGAAGTAGAGTTGTGTCAAAGAGAAGAAGACTGAAGAGAGTGGCAAAATGGCAAAAGTTTCCTACTCCGTTCTGAATAAAGCGGAGCTCGAACTAAATAAAAATTTTGATGAGGAATATAATGAACGTAATTAAAATCGTGATTTAGAAAAAGAAGAAAGAAAGCTTAGAGAAGGTTTTTATGGAACTAATATTCAATCCCATCGTGAAGGTGACGGCATTGATACTCCCATTAAAATGATTATAGGGTTTCCAAGCATAAGAGATAATCCAGATGAAGTTGAGCGCATTAGCAAAATACTAATGGCGGCAAGCAAAGCGGCAAAAGAATTTAAGTATAACGGATATTTCGTGGATTGGAGCAAATAAAAATGGCAAAAATCATAGCGGTCGCCAATCAGAAGGGCGGCACAGGAAAGACCACAACAAGCACCTGTCTGGCTGGTGCGTTGCAGTTGCTTGGCAAGAAGGTCTTGCTGGTAGACTGCGATGCACAGTGCAACACAACGGACACCTACGGCGCACAGACAGAGGACGTATGCACCCTGTTTGACGTGATGACCCGGCAAGGTACAGTAGAGGAAGGAATCCAGCACTGTGAAGCCGGTGACATTCTGCCGTCAGACAACGCATTGAAGGACATTGACGAGCAGCTTGTCCGGGACATTGGCAAGAACTTCCGGTTGCGTGAAGCACTGGAATCCGTGTCTGCACAGTACGATTACATTGTTTTGGACACTCCCCCGCAGCTCGGTCTTGCACTTGTAAACGCTCTGATCGCTGCCAACAGCATCATCGTACCCATTACAGCAGACCGCTATGCGCTTGCCGGATTGAGCCAGCTTTCGCAGACCATTGGTGACGTTCGCAGATACTTCAATCCGACTTTGAAGATTGAAGGTCTGCTTCTGAACCAGTACAAGAGCCGCGAGAACCTGTCCAAAGAGGTTGTGGATCAGCTTCCTGTGATTGCACAGAGCATGGGTACAACCCTGCTGGACGTGAAGATTAGACCGTCTATGGGCGTTCGTAAGGCGCAGGCAGAGCGGCACAGCCTGTTTAACGGTGACACGGCAAAGAGTACCAGCGCAGAGGATTTCAAGGCATTGGCGCAAATGATTGTGGAGGGGGAAGAAAAATGAGAGATTTGTGCCCACATCTTTTGGATGCAACTTGTTCTGATGATACGGAGCAAGTCTACGTTATCAATTTTGGATTTTCGTTTAATGATCTTTCAGATAAAGAAAAAGAAATGGTGTTTCGCTCTCAATGGTATCTAGCTGAAAAATATTGCAAAAAGTGGCAGAAAGAACTTGCAAATAATCAATGGGCGAAATCAGAAGATGAAATGCCAGATGAGCTAAATCCATACGTTATCGGGTTTAGCAAAGACGAATACGATGTAGAAATTGTAGGCTATGAAAAAGATTTTAAGGAATGGCGGGACAAAAGCGGAAAGCCGCATAATATAACTCACTGGATGCCGTTGCCGACCGTTCCTGACCTTGATGAAGATTGGGAGGAAGATGAATGAAACCAACCAGCAAAAAATCCTCAGGTTTGCTTGGTGGCTTTGATTTTCAGCCTATTTTTTCGGAACCAGTATTAAGCCGAAGTGAGCCAAAGGAAGAAGAAGTAAGCCAAACAAAGCCGAATAATGCCGAACAAGCACCAATTAAGCCCAGTGAAGCCACAGACAGCTATGCACAGCCGAGTGAAGCAGAATTAAGTAGAATTAAGCCGAAGCAAGCCAAAGACAGAGAAAGACAGCCGAGTGATGCCATGTTAGGCGAAGGTAAGCCGAAGAAGTTGAAACAGGCAAAAGAAGTGCAGCGTTTGATTGAACAGGGCGATGTACCTGGCGCACTGGCTGAATCTGGCTTGACAAAGAAAAAAATCCCGATGCCAGAATCGCATCAGGGCGTTGCAAGCGGCGATGGCAAGCGTTCGAAGCGCATTACCATCCTTATGAGCGAGGAAGAACGCAAGTACATCAACCGTGAAGCAAGGCGGAACGGAATGACGATTGGACAGTTCGTGTACGCTCTGGCAGTTGCAGCAGCAGATGGGAAGATTGAGTTGGAAGATTTTTTGGAGGATTGACGTATGGATTGAAATTGGGCAGAAATATGAAGCAATGGCAAATATGGGATGCAAGCCTTATGGCTTCAAGCGAGTTCCATCAAATTTTGTGTTTGACGAAGATAAGTCGGTAAAGTGGAACAAAGAGCAAGCAAAAAAGAGCAACGATGATTACGACAATGAAGTTAAGCGACTGAATCAAGAGAAAATGAAGCGTAGGGATGAAATCTACGCAGAGATTTATAAGACAATTCAAGAAGAAGTCGGTTTTGGGATTTCAGAAAAGAAAGCGGCAAAAATTTGGGAGTACGCTTACGATAAAGGGCATTCAGCAGGATGGTATGAAATAATCATCAATTTGGAAGAAATTGAAGAGCTCGTAAAGTTCGTATTGGGTGAAAAGAACTGAACTGGAAGATTTTTTGGAGGATTGACAATATGAAAAAGTTTGTTGCTCTTTTTGAAGGGTGGAACGAAAAGCACGACCATGAATGTATGTGCTATGTTATTGATGTGAATGACGACTTTGAAAGCATTTTGAGTGTTGAAGAACAGGCAGAGAAGATGGCTCGAAACGAGTATCCTAATTTAACAAAATTTGAAACGCTGTATATCAAGGAATTGATTAAAAGATAAACGTCAAGTTGTATGGAGGGCTGACCTATGATTGCTTATAGACCTCATCGTGGTTCTTTGAAAAACGCTCTAAAGGAAACAAGAGTGTTTGCCAATGAATACGAAATGAAGCAAAGAATTGCAAATGAATGGAACTTAACCTGTGGGAGAAAAGAATTGAACCCAGAAAATATCGTAATTTCACAAGACGAATATTCTGATTACAAGAGTGGGTGGCAGAGGGTTCACGATGTTTGCGTCACGAAGATTGGAAACAGGAACCTCGTAGATGAGTTAGGGGCAGTTCAATGTATTGGATACTGTTCGTATGACATTTCAAACGCCCCTAAAATTGGGCAGTGGATAAACGTGAAAAACGAGATGCCAGACGAATACAATCCGTATGTTATTGGATTTAGCCCGGACGAATTTGATGTTGACATTGTTGGATATGAGCAAGACTTTGGTGAATGGCGAGATAAAAACGGAAAACCTCACAATGTTACATACTGGATGCCGTTACCTGAACCGCCTATAAAATATTAAGATGGCAAAGGAGCCGTGTATGGAAAATTTCTATTGGGTTGAAATCCAGTACGATGATGACGAAAAATGCAGACACTTTCAAACTCCGTTCGTCTTGTTTGCAAACAGCAAGGAAGAAGCGAAAGTGAAAATCGAACGAGAAGTTCCTGGCAAGTTTTTTGTTGTTAGTATTGTGGAACTTGACAAGAGTTTTGTGTTCCATCCGCACGACTTATTTAATCTAAAATCAAAATGTTTGCTTTGGGAATAACAAGAAACCCCTGTGTAGCTGTTAAAAACTACACAGGGGCTCTTTTTTACTTATCAGCAATGCAATTCCAGTAGAGATACGCCTTGCCATCTGCGGCATCCGTGTCATCAAGGAACGCCTTTGCCATGTCAGCGTAGAAGCCCGGAGTGTCAACGGACTGGCGTTTTGCGACCTGACAATAATCCGAGTACATCATGTTCATGACAGCCCAGAAATCGTTCGGGTCACAGGTAATGTTGCGCTGTTTGGCAACGTCCTGTGTCTGTTCTAGCGTCCAGTGACAGCCCTTCGTGCCGTCAGCGTTCACCATGCTGTCGCACCATTCCTCCGCTTCATCGTGGGTGAGGTGTTTGCGTGGCATCTTGATGGAGCGGCTGTCTGCACCGCCACGTTCGTACTGGCCAGACCGCTTGTCCCAGTCGCCGTTCTGCGAGAAGCCGATTTGCGGCATCTTGCGCCCATACTCTACGTCAGGGTAGCGGGGGATAGGGTAGGGGTCAATGTAGCGGTTCTCCTCCTGCGGATAGTAAGGATGTCGGTCGCTGCCATCTTCCAGCTTGCGCAGACGGCGTTCCAGCTCACGCTCCCTGCGGTCACGCTGTTCCTCAAGGCGGTCACGTTCCGGCTCACGGTCTTTGTCGTGGTCACGGAGCATCATCATGCGGCGAAAATTAGTCTTGCCCATAATCTATACCTCCTCAGGAAATGGACGCAGGTGCACCGGCGTGGGAACGGCAGAAGCAGCCAAGATACTTAAACGTGCCGGTGCCGGTTGCAGACGTTGCAACACGGGTAGCGTAGCGGGTGCGGGTGTGGATGCTCTCGGCTGTTGCCTGAGCGCAGTTGCAGTCGGTCAGAGGGTATGCGGTCGTGCCAGCACCTATGGTGATAACCACAGGGGCGTTGATGGTGGTCGTGTCCGGCAAGCTCTGGGCAACCACGATGCAATACTTCTCTCCGTTCTGGTATGCGCCGGCAGGGATGTTGATAGTCAGAGTATCGTCGGCAAACGTGACTGCCTGACTGATGACCAAGTGCGGGCAGAGTTTGCAGCTTGTTTTGCAAGCCATAGTAGTTTCCTCCTAAAAAATCAGGGGCAGAGGTGTTTTACCCCTGCCCCGATGGTTCACCCGGTGTTATCGGGGAGTGTGTAGGTTAGCAGCCGAAGCAGTTCACGCCCATGTTAGGGTTTGCCACCTGATAAGCGGGAATCGGACGAGGATTGACCCGGTTCAGGATGGTATCGGTCTGCTGGGACATCACGGTGGTCAGAAGCGCATTCTGACGATCCTGAGAAGCGGCGAACTTCAGGCTCTGGTTCTCAGCGGTCAGAGTGGCAATCTTGTCCTGCGTGAAGTAGTCCATCATAGCGCGGTAGTTCGCGTTGCAGTTGTCGATAACTGCACGGGCGTTGTCTGCGATAGCCTGCCGGGTAGCGCAATCCTCCGTTGCGATGGTGTACTTCAGGTCGCCGATGAGCTGCTTGTTCTCGCAGCAGCAAGATGCCAGCTGCGTGGCAAGTGCGGTCTGACCGGCCTGCCGTGCGTTGCCCTCCTGCATAATAGCAAGGTTGATAGCGTTGTCACCGTTGGACACGCTACGTTCCAGACCGTTCACGAGCTGTGCGTTCTGGTAGCCAAGCTGACAGATGGCCTGATTGGTGCCAGCAAATCCGCCAGCAATAGCGGCGTTGAGGGTGTTCATCTGTGCGAGTTGGTCATAGCCCAGAGAGCAGATACCGCTCTGGATCCCCGCCAGAGAGCGGGAGGTATCCTGCTGGTAGAAGCCCTCAGACAAAGCCGCACGAGTATCTGCGCCGCCCTGACCGGTTGCACCAGTGCCCACCAGATAGGGGATGTAGTTGTTCATGCCGTTGTCACCACCGTTCCGGCCGTAGCCGTTTGTGCCCCAGCCGAAGATGATGGCGAGGATAATAACCGCCCACAGACCTTCGTTGCCGAAGAATCCGCCGTTGTTATTGCCGCCGTCCTGCCCAGCCAGATAGCCAGTTGCAAAGTCGTCCATAAAAAAACTCCTTTCAGTTTTGCGTTATGCTATCCCACCGCCGTGTGCGATGGGCGAAGCCAAACAAAAGCGGTTTTTGTCAAGTCCGCAAAACTGAGAAGCGTTTCGCTTAGAGGGATGCTTTACCGGGGCAGCGTCAGATTCAGAACGCTTGCCAGCTGGTTCAGGTCGATGCCGCGCTCTTTGGCGAGGTTCTGCGCCATCGTTCGGAGCTGTGCTTCGTTTTTGCCCTGAATCAAGTTCAAGCCCTGCATGATGGGGGCATTCTGCCCGCTCAACTGCTGGATAAGCCCCATCGGGTTTTGTCCGGCACGAGCCAGATTTGCAAGCTGCATGATAGGGCTGTGCGTAATCACATCAAACGGAGAGGACATTGTTATTCTCCTTTCTTCGTTGCGGCGGTGGGCTTAGAAAAGCTCTTCTGCCACTTTTCCAGCTCATCCAGCCTGTGGACGAGGGCGTTATACTCTTCAACAGGCACATACTGCTGTGTCGGTGCAGCGGTCTGCTGTGCCTGTTGCGCCTGTATCTGCCGCCACGCTTCCGGGCTGTAAAACTCCTGTACATAGGATTCACAGGTGTCCGGGTTCAGCCGCTTGCAGTAGATCACACCGCTCCGCAGGTCGGGGCAGTAGGTCGGTCTGCCGTACAGGTCAGACGGTATCGCCAAAAACTCTTCCCTGCTAGAAACAGGCCTGCCCAGTAGCCAACCGCCGTCCTGCGCCGACTGCTGAATAGGCTGCTGCCCATTCATAGGCTGCGGACGCTGCGGTTGTGCCTGCTGCATCTGCGTGTTCGGCAGGGGAGTGGCAAGGCCTACCGTTCCCATGCCGCCGTAAGGATTGACAGGCTGTTGCGGAACATAGGGTGCTCCGGGTGTCTGATAATAACTCATAGTTCATCCCTCCTATTGCACCCAGTGTACTGCATCGGCAAAAAACGAAAGACAACGAACGTCAAACGAGTGCCAAAAATAAAAAAAGCGCCCGCACGGCAGCGGGGCCGCGCAGACGAAAAAAAGGTGCTCAATGAGCATAAAAATTCGCGAAAAACCTTGGCAAATACGCTCAATGAGCGTATAATATAGACAGTGAAAGACACCACACACAATCAACTGGAGGTAACTAAGATGAAAGATTATTACAGCAGTGCAGCAGCGATGTTCGATGGCGGTTGGAGAAGCACCGACAAGGAAGAGTGGATTGCAGAGTATTGCAGCCCGGTTTGTGATGACCCGGCAGACCCCGAAGAGTGGGAAGAGTACGAGAAATATTTCAAAATGTTTGAAGAGAACGAGCAGTAAATAAAAAATCCCCGAGTGATGCGCGAACACCACCCGGGGAATTTATCAATCAAAAAAGGAGAATTGCAATGTATAATGCAGCTGAACTTTTCGTCATGGCATCTGACCCAAAGGCCGTTAAAGAAATCTTTTTGAATAACGTCACCCTCAGCGTGGAGGACGATGCCCCCGGGTGCGTTGATCTGGACGCCCAAAAGACTAAGCTTGAAAATATTTGGGAGATCGCCCACATGTCTTTTAAAGAGATGGTGGAAGAGACAGGCATCACGCAAACGGCCTTTGCCAAGATGGCCGGGGTTCCTTATCGCACACTGCAAGGCTGGTGCGGTGAGACAAGAGAGTGCCCGGCATACGTCCGTTTTTTGCTGGCTGAGCACTACGGGCTGCTAAAGCCGAACTCTTAACAAAAAAATAACCCCCGATGCTCCAAAAGGAACACCGGGGGTTTATGCGTCTCCCGCATGGTACGCACTGCAAGTAGGCGAGCAGGAGACTGTATCAACTAAAAGACCCGCCATGATACGCATCGTTGAGAGGCTTAACGGGTTCAGATATCCACCCTAATGCGCTTCTTCGAGAGGCCGGGCGGATTTGTTGGTTTAATTTTATCACACATTCAGCATTTTTTCAATGCCTTTCAGCCGGTAGCCTATCGCTGTCCGGCTGTAATGCGTCTGTGCTGCAATGTCCGGCAGTGGGAGCCGCTCAACATATCGCAATAAGGCTATCTTACGGTCTACCCTCCCAAGCGGTGCGCTTTTGATAGCGGCGATCATCTGCTGTCGGTTAAGATTTTGCAGCGCAGCGGGCAGCACTACGCGAGCCGCCGCCACAGGCAGCACCGAGCCAGAAAGGCTGCGGCAGCTGTCCGGCGTTGCGAACTCGAGCGGTCACGGCACGGCAATGTCCCATTTTGCCGACGTTGGCAAAATGGTCACGCACTGCGGGCCACAAAATCGGGTATGCGCGCTGGTCGTAGTAATAGCGCGACGGTTGCTCGTATGTAGTGCTTGCCATGATAACCTCCTTACTGCTTTTGCAGTGCCTTCCGCATCTGGTCGAAGAAAAACTGGATGACCTTGCTCATGGTCTCCTCGGTGATGGCCCAGCTGATCAGCTTACCCCACCGGCTGTTGTCCAGATAGTGGCGCAACATTTTGACACACCACGCCTTGCGTTCTGCGCCGCGCTTGGTGCCCTGAATCTCCCGCTCCGCCTGAGTGATAAGATTGAGCACCAGATTTTTGACTGCCGCGCCATAGCCCAGACGGATAAGCCCCAGCACAAGCGAAACAGCGCCCACAACAATGAGCACCATCGCCAGCCATGCGGGCAGCGGGGTAAGAATAGTGTTAAGAATGGTTTCCATGTGTTACTCTCCTCTCTCTTTTTCGAGATCTTCGATGCGGTGGTTTGCCACCTTGATTTGTTCTTCCAGCACTGGCACGCGCTGGGCAAAGTTGTTGTGCGCCCGCACTTCGCGGGTCAGTTCTTCCAGCTTGGTTTCGGTCACGGCCTGCTGCTTGTCCAGCTTGGAATCCATGCTCTTGTCCATGCTCTGAGCGGTGCGGTTGTTGGAGACGATCACGCCGATCAAGCTCAGACCGCCGGTGATGATTGCCACGATGATTGATTCGCTCATGCGCCCTCCCGGAGACGGGTCAGGCCCTTCTTTCTGATGATACGGGGATAGTTGAGGGTGGTGACGTTGAGGTCTACGTTGCCGGAGATGCCCGGCACAGCGCCTTTGCTGGTGTGCTGGTGCGCATTGTACTTAAAGCTCACTTTGGGGGCCTTTCCGGTGTAATCGGCCAGCCAGACGTCGTAAGGCTTGAGCGCTGCGCCGCCCATATAAAGGCGGGAGTTGGCAAAGCTGGTATAGGTGTAAAGCTGGGCGTAAAAGCCCATTGCCTCGATACGGGCCAGCGCATAAGCCGTCAGGTCGGTGAGGGCCTGCTTGCCCAGTCGCTTGAGTTTATTGTCCTCTACGTCTACAGCCACCGGAAGGGTCAGCTCTTTCCCCCGCAGAGCTTCGGCCAGAAGGGTCAGCTCCTTATCTGCGCCGGTGCGGCTGATGGCGTAGGTGTAGTAGTAGACGCCAACGTCCATCCCTGCCGCCCGGGCGTTGCGGTAGTTGTCCTCAAAGGTCGGGTCGATATACAGGCCGTCTGCCCGCTTGGAGAGCTTGCGGTTGGTGCTCACGGTCTTGAGCATGACTCCCTTGTAGCCCGCCGCCTTGACCTTGCGCCAGCCATCGAGGGTGATTTTGCCCTGATACCGGCTCACGTCAATGTACCGGTGGGGCGGGTTGCCCTCCCAACCGGGAGGTGCGGAGGCTTTGGTGTTCACAGTGGGCACCGGGGCAGAGGTAGAGGCATCTTCCTCTCGGGAGAGGGCGGAGAAGAGGGAAACGAGGAATTTGAGGATGGTGTGTAGCATTTTGCGACTCCTTTTTGTTTTTAAAGTTAGATAAAGCCTCAGTTAGCCTCCTTACAGTGTAATTTCCTCGGCGTTCACCTTGTCTTCAGCATCCAGTGCATCGTAGTACGCCTGTGCAAGGGCTTCCACCTCTGCGATGTCGTCCTCCGTCAGCAGGCCGCTGTCCAGATGGGTGTACGCCTTGTCCAGCCAGTATGCCACGTCGCGTCCTGCGGCGATTTCCCGCTTGATGGAGCGCAGGGTCAGGTCGTGCCGTGCTTTGCTTTTGATAGCCATAAGTACCTCCTTATGTGGCAGTCATGGACGCGATTGCGTCCTCAAGATTTTTGATGGCGATGTTTACGTCCCTCTGATACTCCAACTTGACCCCCGCACCGTCACCCGCTTGCACCACTGTGTCGGGCGCGTAGGAAGTCAGCGCTTTGTAAGCGGCAATTTCAGCAGGGGTGAGCGGGGTTTCAACGGGGGTGGCAAGGATTGCGTTTTGTTCGGCGAGCGTTTTTGTGTTGTCAAAAGAGGTTTTATCAATCCTCTGCACCTTCACCCCTCTCTCCAAGTCCAACTCGTCGCACACCCACTGCTGGCCGCTTTGGTCAGTGTAGTTGCCGCCAGAGGTGACAGGGATGCCGGGTAAGCCAGTGGGAGTGGGCAGCGTGAGGAGCTGTTCGCGGTAGGGTTCGTATACGGTGGCTTCTGTTCCGATTTCTAGCTGGATTTTTGCGTCGTTTAATTTAATTAGTATAGTCGGCAAATAATCATTAGCTATATATATAACATACCATCCACTTTGCAATGTTGCTGCATATACGCCACCTTTTTCCGATACGAGTTGTGCTTTCTGTGTATATGTTTGTGTTTTTATATCAAAATCTCCAACAAAGCAGTTCGTGCCTATATCGGCATTTCCAGATGCAGTAACACTGCTCTGCGCCGGAACGTAAAATACATACCCATATCTCACGCCACCAGTTGGCTTATTAATCTTTGACAGATTGGCATTCGTAACCACTGGAAACAGATTCTTCCCCGTCACCTTTACCACCACACTCCCGCCGTCACCAGCGCTCACGATAGGTACAGGTGCATCCGGCGTGGGTGTGCCGTCCTGCGTGCTCTTACCGTACACGGTCAGGCTGCACAGGGGCGCAGAGAACGCATCGTCAACGGCGATAGGATTGCCTGTCTCAGTGCCCACAAGGATGTTCTGCCGCGCCTTGACTGCGCTGATCGCGTTACCTGTGGCTTTTGCGTCAGCGGCTTCGCCCTCGTGGGTGAGGGTGGTGTCCAGTGCTACGGCAGGGCCGGTCTCGCCTTTAGGGCCTTGCGGGCCGGTATCACCTTTTTCGCCCTGTGGGCCAGTGTCGCCTTTGTCACCCTTCTCGCCTTTGAAGTTTCCGTTTGCAATGCCGTCCTTGAGCTCCTGCAGGCTGTCAGCGGCTTCCTGAGCGCTCTGGCTGGCATTGCCCGCACTGGCTGCGGCTTCGCCGGCGGCGGTCTGGGCGGCATCTGTAGAGGCTTCCACCTGCTGGAGAGCCTTGTCCCGGGCCGTGTCCACAGCCTGCGTGGCGGCGGTCTGCTTGTCACCGATGGCTTTCAGTGCATCCTCTTTGGCGGTGATGGTGTCAGAAAGGGCCTGCTCGGCCTTTTGGGCAGATGCCCCGGCCCGCTCTGCCGCGTCCACCGCTTCCGTTTTGGACTGCTCAGCCAACTCTGCTGCGTCCTTCACGGCATCCACAAAGGCCTGCCATGCAGGCGTTCCCGGCTCGGGTTCCGTGCCGTCCTCCGTGCCGGAGTTCGCGGCCACCCGGTAGCGAAGGTCAGCGCTGGTTACAGTCTTGGTGCCGTCGCTGCCTTCAAAGGTGATGCAGCCGTTGCCCGGCTGTGCGGTCACGCTGGCAGGCACATCCACATGGCCGTCCACCACCAGCGAGGAGGGCGGGTCTTTGCCGTCCGGGGCGTGCCAGAAGGCCCGGACGGCCAGCCCCTCCCACTCGCCAGCGGCAGTAACGGCAAGGCGGTACACGCCCCGGTTCTTGGTGTAGCCGAAGCGAAGCATCTGCTCATAGCCCGGCACTTTGACGACGCCATTGGATGCAAGAGATACGCTCTGCTCAATCATAGGCTTTACTCCTTTCCCAGCAGTTCCAGCAGCTTACCCATCGTAGTCCTCCCCCGTGATCTCTTTGTACTGCTCTGCGGTGATTTCCCCCTCGGCCACCCGCTTGGCCAGTTCCGCTTTCACCCTTGCACGGCGGCTTGCGGGCATCTCTGCCCACATCTTGGTGCCGGCAATGAGCCGGTTTGCCCAGATTTTATCCATATGCTACCTCCTTATTTGTTGACGGCAGCATCCAGCTCGCACAGCGAGTCCTCGATAGCCGCCATCCGCTCTTCCGACGCCATGTCCTGCTCACACAGGGCGTCCTCGATCTCCGCCACGAGGCCGGGCAGCTCCCTGAGTTTCTGCTCCTCTGCCAGTTTCCTGTGGAGTTCCTTCAGGCTCTTATCCATCTTGTACAGACTCATCCGATGACACCTCCGATCATGGTGATATTGCCGCCGACGCCGGAAACTCCCCGGGTAATCGTCACCTTGTAGTTAAAGGCCGCTCCCTTGGCGGCGGTCTTGTTGGTAAAGTTGTGGCGGGCGAAAGCCTTTGCCTTGCCGCTTTGGATGTCGGTGCAGTTCTCCCACACGGGGACATCGTCCAGTGCGTTGTTGGTCAGCTCCACGGTCAGGCTCATGTCTGCCGGGAAACTGCCCTCCAGCGTCATGGAAGCCACCGTAATGGTGTCGTCCGCCGTCAGGGGCTGGGCCAGCGAGAGGGCGACACGGGTCACATTTTTGGTAAAGGTCGTCGTCCACTCTGCTGTGGTCTTTCCGTCGTTCGCTTCCAGAGTCAGGGTGTTTTCTCCGTTGAGGATCTGCTGGAACAGGGCCTTCTCGCTCAGGCACTGTACCGTGAGTTCGGCGCCAGAGGCCACGTTCTCGCGGACGGCCATCTCCATGCCGTTCACCTTTTCGGTAATGGTCATGGGGTCTCCGTCGCCGTCGGTCACGGTGTAGGACAGTGCAAACGGCTCGTTCTTCTCTCCCAGATTCGTGGAGCTGGCGTTGATGGCCGGGGCAGTGTTGGCGCTGACCGTGCCATCGTCAGACACCAAGAGAGTAGAGGGTAAAATCAAAGCGGGGCGGATGCCGAACGAGTAGGAGCAGTCACTGGCGGACCACATGCCACCGGGGTTGACGTACAGGGCGCCGTGGGAGTCGTTGCCGCAGTACGGAGAGCGGAGCCACCAATTGGTGGCCGAGCCGTTGAGATAGGCAACACGCTTAGAATCCTGGCCATTGTCCGCGCAGCCCTTGAAATAGGCCAGCTCCGCGCCTTCGCCGCTCGGCATTGTGCCGAAACTGAAGCTTGTTTCGGTCGCACTGAGCAGGAAAATCTTCGCAGACAGGCCGTTCGAGCCGCTGGTGACGGTCGTGGATGCACCGCTGTCCTTGCGGTACGGAATCTTTACCCGCTTGATGGCGTTCTTGATGTTCGACTCGAACAGATTCAGGAGCGTGCTGTTCAGGTAGGAGTGGATGGTGCTGCCCGCATAGTCGTTGGTATTCGATCTATCCCACTGGCGCTTTTCGTAGATGTCTTTCATCAGCAGCCAAGTACCGTTGCAGCTATCGTCATAGACGCTGGACGGCTTGCCCTGATGCACGATCAAAAAATCCGTCAGCGTGCCGTTTACCTTGATCTTTACGGTGCTGCCCACCGCCATATCACCAAGTCTTGTGGTCATGGTCTCACCTCCTTAAAACTCAACCCTCGACGCCGCCTTGTTCCATACCCCCGTCAACTCGACGCCATCCAGCGTGTCAAAGGCTGTCATAAAGGCGCTGCCCTCTACCGGCATGCCAAGGGTCATCTCCAGCATCCGCAGGCGCACACCGGAGGCTGATGCATCCGCCGCCGCGCCCGAGATGGTGAGGGTGGGGTCGGTTTCGATTTTAATGGCGTTGATACGGTCGCCCACGGCCTTGGCGTCTGCGGGAGCGCCCTTGACTGTCAGGGTGGGGTCGGTGCTTACGATAGCCGCTGCATTGTCCGCATACTGCTTCGCCGCAGCTTCACTCTCCGCCGCAGCGTCTTTACTTTTTTTCGAAGAGGTTGCGGCTAATTCAGCAGCGTCTTTTGCGGTTGACGCAACGGTTGCGGCGGCTTCCGCCTTTTCCTTTGCAATGTCAGCTCCTGCAACATCGCTCAGAGTGTTGAGGGTGTCGGCGTTCATTGGAGTGCCATCGACAACAGGTTCATCATTACGAATCAAAGTGACGATTTCTGATGTGCCGTCAGATTTCATCATAGTCCAACGCCCGGGATATTTTGCTTTTCGGTCAACAAAATGCATAATAGGGTTCACCTCCGCATATTGTATCTGAACAATAAAGTAAATGGTCCTTTGCCATCGCTTCAATGTCAGACAAAACTTTTTCCAATTGATTGACAATCGAAAAACGATAGCTGAAGCTTCCCGGAGTTTCAGGAGTGGAACTTTTTCCGCTACATTTTGAACGAATGGAGGATATGTTGCTCAACCATCTAGCGCAGTCATCAGTAGTCAAGTAGTCATCCACGCCCCAGACCGTTTCCGCAGACTCAATGACCGTAGCAGTGCCAGAGAAGAGAATCTTGCTGTCTCCATCGTAGTAAGCGCTGGCGTTGGCGATGTCGATAAAATCATTCTCTACCACCCACCCGGGTTCCACCGAAGGCGGATAGAAGTTGTTGACAGCGGACATATACAACTGATACTCCACGCCCTTTTCGAGTGGAAGGTCTCCCATGTCAAGGGTCACGTCGTTGTAGCCCCGGACAAGCTCCAGCGAGAGATCCACCAGTCGGGTTTGGTCAGCCGCCTTGCGCAGGATGGCCCGGCTTTTTCCGGCCACAAACCCCTTGATGCGGAAGGACATCGAGTGGAGCAGCAAACCGGACTTTTTGGCAGTCAGCGGCACAAAGAACTCGGTGTGGGAGGGGTAGGCGTCCCACGATGGAATATCGCCGTCTTGGTTTCTCGCTGTAACAACTTCTACTTTTTTTTGAACAATTCTTGCGGAATAATCTGCGCCAACGATTTCGGCAAGCTCCTTGATTCCGTTTTCAATGCGGTTGTAATCGGTGTAGCTGAGTGCGCCTTTCATGCCAGCGGCCCATTCTTGTTGTTCTTCTTCTGTCCATGTGCCGGTTCTGGCTTTGACAGCGATTTCTTTTACGCGGTCAATATCCGCTTGTGTGCGGTCTGTAATCCATGTTGCCATGTAATCACCTTTCAAAAAACTAATTTGCCATTGGCATCGATTTGTGTAGTTTCGGACAGGGTAAACGAAGGATGTGCGCAATAATAGAGCAAATTAGGCCCCATGGTAGCTGTATGGCCCCACAATACTGAAAATCCAGAATTTCCATCGATGACAGTGTCTTCAAGAGTTGTAACCATCCTACTCAGAAAATCTTTACGGTCGCTGGAATGGTAACCAGAGGCATACAAGGCACTATAAAGGTAAGGAGTTCGAGTAAACACACGGCAGCTGCCATTAGTGATAGTTGCCTTATCGGCAGCAAGCATGGATTCCAATATGACCTTGGCCTGCGGGAACGAAGTTCCTTCATTGTATTTATAGTCAGGAGAGTTCTTTGTCCAGCCAAAAACGTCATTGCCTTCGCAATCGCCTCCAAATTCATGCGCAGAAGGCAAAAATACAGCTTTAGACATAGTGCTCACCTTGCTGCTTCCAACAGAGAAATCCATAGCAGTAAAGCCGGGAGTGTAATAAAATGTAGTGCTACCAATTGCTTCTTTTTGTGCCGAAGAGAAGGTATTGAGATACTCGCCATTAAGCCATGTATTTATATCGCTCTGTGCATAAGCAGACCAACTGGAGTCCCAATTCATAAGGGCTGGATAACGCTTACGAATCAAAAGTGCACGTCCTGCCCCGTTCAGCTTGCTCTCATAGTCATGCTTGGCGACAATGAACTCCACGACGTTGCTACCTTCGTCCATAAGCACCGTCTTGCCCTCCGGAATATTGGAAAGATAATATTCAGTGGTGATGAACGAACAGCTGGCAGAATTGCCACCAGCAGAAGCAGTAACGACAGCTGTGCCGGGGGAGTTCCATTTGACCTGACAGGTGGACTTTCCCTCTGTATTGGTAAGCACATGGAGGGAAACGATACCTTCGGGAGATGCAGACCAACTGATTTTAGGCGAATCTTGGGAGGCAGGGGAAAGAGTAGCAGTGATCACTACGGACTGTCCCCACTCGAGTGTCTCGTTGGATTTGTCTACGATCAAAGACTTAACGTCCGCCATCATATATCCTTCAAGTTTGCCTTTAAAGCATCCATTGTAGGTATAAGACACATTTGTTAGTAACAGAGTTGCGCTGTAATCGAACTGATGATGGATTTTCACGAAATCCAAAGCGTCCGTTATGGGACTGGCTCGATATTCCAAAGTGGCTTTGCGCCGATTGGAAAGTACGCTGTAAGATTCCGTAAGGGCGTTTCGAGACTTTTCAAGCGTAGACTCAGAAAGAAGAGCGTTGCTCAAGCTCTGAGATACGCCACGGCCGGAAGGGTTTTCAGGGTAAGCGTATGTTTTGTTCCCAACAGAGGTCGTGACATTAAGAAGGTTTTGCGCGAAAGTGATTTCAGGCCAAGAATAATTGTTGAGAAGAGTGATGTCCTCAACATCCGTACCGGAGCCAAATTCATACGCCCGCTTGATGGTGATAACGCCATCTCGCGTCTGATATAGTGCCATGCCCGCTGCGTTGGCTGCAAGCTGCAAAATATCAGAGTTTTTATACGAAGAGCCATCCGAAGAGATGTCAGCAGAATAATCTTTCAGTTCGTCCGAAATATCGAAGGTGATTTCATCTGCTTCCAACAGCTCCAAAGCGTCATAGCACATCTCATAGAGCGTACCGTATTTTCTGCCGGTGTAGGTAGTGGACATCAAGTAAAGAAAGGAGTCGCGGGCGGAAAAGCTTGCCTCAATACTGTTGGCGGGAACGCTCCACTCCGACAGGAAGAACTTGCCACCATTGACCCACTCGACCTTACCATCAATATCCATGCCGTAGCGCACAGAGATGGGCTGACGTTCATAAATATACTTGTAGATGCCCTGAGGATTGACAGAATCCCATGTACGGTCACTATTATCAAGGCTAAACGAGATACTTTCCTGTGAAAGCTGGCCGGAAATCGGGTCACGAGAAGAGGTGTGACGATAGGAAAGGATTTTCGTCTTGTCAAAAATCAGATATTGCCCAATTCTGAATTGTTCAATCCGGGCCTTGCGATTCGGAATGCACCAATCCAAAACTTCTACTTTAACGGCATCAAACCCGCTCAGCTCAATCTCCACATCGGAGGATACCGATGTATTCCCTGTAACGGTGACAGAATTAAGCTCTTGCGTGCCAAGATAAGAAGTGACTTTGAAGTTGGTAGCGTATTCGTTGAAAATAGACGACCAGATAATATTGACGCCCGGAACGGAAGATTTTACCTCGCTGGCAAACGTAGCAAAAAGAACAGGGTGGTTAGAAGCGCTGAAGATTGTAGAGCTAACGAACCCGGTGTTTTCATATGGAGCGGAAGCGGGAACAACTTTGAAGCTGCCATCAAGCACACAAAGATTAGGCTCTCCTGTGCCATATTTTACAAAGGAAACCACTCCCGCTTGTGAAAGAGCATTCGCGTTTGCGAACGCACTCATAGCAGACGTGACAAATTTTGCCTTTTTGTTTACACCCGGCGCAGTGATGCCAACCGTTATCTCGACAAAAGTTTCGGGCACAAGCGTGTTGTTAAACTTTTGCGTCCATTTGTCGGTAGCTCTTTCCATACATTACACCTCAACAAGAGACAATTTTGCGCCAGTCCACCCCATAATACTGCCATTGTTCGGGCTTCTGCGCCACATTCCGGCAGTTCGATCAGAGACATACATCTGCCGCGTCGTGTATCCTGCGGTCACCTGATTGTAAAACCGAACAGAGCAGTAAAAATTAGCGGTAAATAGGCTTAGAATGGTGGCCCATTGCTTGGCAGTAAGATAATTCCAAGACATCGTGACTTTTGCTACGTCATTCCGTACGACAGCTCCAACGACTTTGCCTTGAACATTTCGTCCAGAGTCCACGATCGTGCTGGTAGTTCCCTCATAAGAGGACGGTTCCGGTAGCTCTACGCCGTTCACCGTAACCAGTGCAGGAATATTAGCCATCGAAACCATCCTTTCTTAATAAGAGTAAACCTCAGTGCCCATAATGGATACGCCCCGGTCTTTCTTCACTTTATCAACAGAGGCGGAAATTTGCTTGCCGTCAAGATATACGTTCACGTTCTGTTCTTTCAACAGCTCTTCGCCATAACGCTGCCAAATGTCAAGGAATGCGTTATAGCAACCGTTGTACACAGCGTCTCTCATCTCTTCGGAATTCCCACTTGCGGCAGAATAGGTTCCACTATACGAACCAGACCCATAGGTAGAGTCATAACTGGATGTGCCGACATACTGAGAACTGTCGCTATAGTTAGAACGGTTGATACTGCTAATAATGCCTGCGATAGCAGCGGCAATCGCCACGCCACCGGCAACCATCGCCCATCCGGTGGGAATGCCAAGCACGGACAACGTGCCACCGATTACTTTCAGCATGGCGGTAAAAGCGCCGCCAATCGTAGTAATCAAACCAGCTACGCCAGCAAGCATCTTCGGGAACTGGCTCAGTAAGCCACCAGACAAGCCTTTACTGATTGCAAGCGCTGCGGTCGAGAGCGGAGTCTTCGATTTAGTGAACACGCTGGTAATGTTCTCGACCATCTTTGCCGTATTTTGTGTGGCAGCGCCAAAATTCTGAGTCAGCCCATTTACCAGATTTTTGCCAATGGCAGCAGCTGTATTCAGCAGAGAAGAAGCTTGACTTTTCAGCTCTTTGCCCAGTCTGCCAAGCAAATCGCTTGCAACGGACTTGACGCGTTTACGCTGCTCATCGCCCATAGCGCCCCAAATGCCAGCGGCAATGGTAGTGCCGACCGTTTTCCAATCGCCACTCTGCGCAGCCTGAATGAAAGTTTGCGCCGTGCCGAAGAAGTCGGTCTTGAGGTTGTTATCAAGTTCGGCCCACTTAGAGTCTAGTCCGGAAATGATGCCGTTGACGTAGCTTGTGCCGCAGTCAATGCCATAGTTCGCCATCTCTTCGCCCTTGAGCTTGGTGGCGTCTACGAGTTTATTCATAGCATCGTTGACGTAACCGAGAGCGCCGGTGATGCCGTTTGCAAGGCCTTGAACAATATAACCGCCATAATCAAAGAACACCTTAGAAGGAGAGTTGATGTCCAAATCGCCAGTGAACTTGTCGAGAATAGCTTTTGCTAGACCGCCAACGGTTTTCTTAGCGGTTTCAATGCCTTGATTGATGCCTTTAATAAGACCGTCCACGATATTTTTTCCGATACTCAAAAGGCTGAAATTATCAAACGTGCTTTTAATTGCAGAAAGAATTTTCTTAGTGGTTTCGGTTACACTAGAAATAGCGTCCGTAATGCCTTTTTCCAATCCTGCGATAATGTAGCCGCCTTGTTCGGCCATTACGGTGGATGGGGAATTGATTCCAAAGGCAGACTTAAAGCCATTGATGAATGGATTGAACACATTTTCGACAATCCAAGAAGCAACATTCGTGATCGCGTCTTGAATGCCATAATAAATACCGTAGACAATATTCAGGCCAACATCATTGAACGGCCCCTCTGCCACTTTCTTTTCAAAATAATCGGCAATTCGAGAAACTAGACCGCCCATGAAGTCGAGTGCTTCAATGAACGCTTCTCCAAAGAAACGACCGATGGCTTGAGCTAGACCGGCCCAATCTACAGAAGTAACGGCTCTAATAGCAAAGTCAACGAGGTCTTGACCGAGCTGGTAAGAGTCTGTGCCAGCCAAGAAATCAGAAACAGCGTTAATGCTATCAGTAATAAAGTTGAAAAAAACTTTTGCAAGCTTTTCAATCTCAACATTTTGAAGAGCATCGGAAAGCTTATCAGTTAATTGCTTCCCAACACCAGTCCAATCTACTGTTGCTATCCAATCTGAAAGTTCGTGAAAAAATCCAGAAAAGCCATCAATAAAGGCGTTAAGCACAGATGTCCAGTCAAGCTGAGACAGGAAACCACCAAGAAGCTCAAACTCGATGATGAATCTGTCCGCAAGTAATCGGCCAAACAAATCCCAGTCTACAGAATCCACGAGCCCGTTAACGCCATCTGCAAAAAACGCTCCAAGCGAGGCCCAATCAATAGAATGGATGGCATTATAAATCATGCCCATAAGTTTATTTAGCTGTTCGCCGATTTGGGTTCCGATTTGGAAAGAATCGAGAGATTTTAATTTTGCCTTAATCTCGTCAACAGCGCTTCCAGCATAATCTTTGAACATATCATACTGGGAGAGGTCAACGTCGCCGAGCAGATTGCCAGCAGCACCGCCACTGCCAGAGCCAGAAGAGCCGGAATTTTGCGAAGGGTCGATAATGTTTAATTCATCAAAGCCCATCGTATAATCTTTGGCCGCTTTCGCCGCCGCTTTCGTAGCATCAGCAGTGTCATCCATAGCGCTGGTTACACCGCCAATATCTTTCTGTGTCTTGCTAAAATCGGTAAATTCAATTTTCTGCCCGAACACAGATGCAAGAGAGACCACAAATTCTTTGATAAGGTCAACTGCTGCAATCAAAACGGGGAGAATCGCCTTAAATGCGGGATAAAGAAGCTGGCCTACAGCCTTTGCAAGCTGCGAAATTTCAGACTTCAAAATGCGTACCATATTGGCGGGGCTACTAATGGTCTGCGCGAGGTTGCCTTGAATGTTGGTAGTCTGCTTCATAATGGCGATGTAGCGAAGAACTGCCTTATCTGCCTGAGACAGACTAGAAACCTGTTTATTAAAGCCCAAAGCAAGAAGTTCCTGCTGCAACCGCGCCTGAGACAAGTCAACGCCCAAGCGGCGAATAGGCTCAAGTTCTCCAGAGATAGCAGAAGCAATCGCGGTAAAGGTAGTAGCAGTATCTTTATTCCAATAGGACGATTCATCATAAGCAAGCTGCGTCAAGTTTTTGGAAAGAATGTACGCTTTATCGCTTGCCAAGCCGAACGAAGTAGCAAGACTTTGAATTGTTGCAATGTTTGTCATCGCTTCTGTAGGGTCGATTCCAAGCAGAGACTCCATTTTATTGATAAGTTCAGTTGCTTGGCCACTTAACTCGCCCATTGCGTTGTTGAACAAGTCTGTCGCTTCGTAGAAATCATTAAACTTTGCAACAGCGTTAGCAAGGTAAGTGGCAATAGCTTTCAGAGAAACTAGCTGTGCTGCACGTTTTTTGATGGTTTCTAACTGGCTTGCCAAGCTCGAAAGACTAGTACTTGCTTTCCAGTTTGCCGAAGAAAAGCGGGTTGTCGAATTGATAGCGCTTTTAATTTTAGACGGAAGCGAAGAGAAAGAACGGCCCACCTTGTCCAGCTTGGAAGCGAGCGGAGAAATAGCGGATGCCACTTTCTTACAAACTTCCGCAAAATCATCAAGCGTTTTAGAGTCCAGCTTCTTTGTAATGCTTGGGATTTTAGCAATGGAATTGATTGCACTGCTTACGCCACGCAAACTCTTAATGGAAGAATCGCTAATAGAAGAAATAGGGGAAAGACCGTTTTTTAAGCTGTTCATCTTACTGCCAAGTCCGGAAAAATCCATGTTTCCAAGATTGACAGACGAAATTTTGTTCAAAGCATTAGCAACAGAGCGGATGCCTTTTGCGCTTTGAGTAAGGTCTACATTAGCAAGGCCGTTCATAAAAGACGTGATTTTGCTAAGACCGTCCAGCCCAGTAGATGCGGATTTAAGAGCGGAAATAGAAGCAGATAACTTATCAAGACTACTGTAAACCTTTGCCACGTTGCCCTTTGTGCGCAAATTAGAAATGGCGGTAGCGAGCTTGTCGATATTAAGCTCTGCGCCATGCGATTCCGCAGAAATCTCTACGGATAAGCTCGTAATATCAACATCAGCCATCACTACCACCATCACTTTCCATCATAGAGAACATCATTCTCTTGATTCGCTCCTGCGCCTCAACTGCGCGTTGGTATTCATACTCGTCTTTCTCCTTTTTGGTAAGGGGAATCGGTCTATCCATATACTTGATGGGGCTAGACCCTTTCTTTCGGAACATATTGCCAACCGTAGAGGAAAGCGCAGATGCCATGTAAAAGCCATTTCTCCACGCTTCAGTATTGGCTCTGCGTTCTCGCAGCTCCTCTGCGTCACGGTAGACCTTTGCCAGCCAGACATCGCCGTACCAAAACTGGTCGTAGGTCATGCCGATGGAAATGTAATAGGCTTCTACATCGTGAAACAGCTTGGAGAAAGAAAACGGTTTTCCCTCTCCGTCTGGTTCCTGAGATTGTGCGATTACACAATCTCCCACGTTGCGTTTTTTGCGGCCTTGTCCTCAGTATCAGTTGCCAGAAGAGACTTGGAAGCGTCCATGAACATCTCAAGCAGCGTAGCCATCAGCTCTTCCTTCGCCTCGGTATGCTCGAACATCTCGTCAACGGCCTTGCGTTTAATGCCCTTGTTCCGCGCAATAAAAGCGCCGTAAAACAGAGCACGGGAGTTGGACAGCAGATTGATCATCTGGGTGTACTGACCAATCTGAAAGCCTGCACGTTCGGCGGCTTCCACGCTGTCACGGGTGAAAGTCAGCTCATAAGTGTTCTTGCCATCAGGGGAATGATAATTGATAACCTTTGCAGCCATAATAAATGCTCTCCTTTATAAATAGGGCAGAACCAAATTCGATGTTCAGTTCTGCCCGGTTTGATTGATTCGATTTTTGCGGTTTAGCCGCCATTGACAGTCAGGGTCTCGCTGAACTCAGGCTTCTTGGTGAAGATGCAGTTAATGGTCATTTCCACAACCTCGTCCACGCCGAAGCCGGACAAACCAACCTGATGCATACCCTGCCAAGTGAATCCGGAGCCGTCCTGCATCTTCAGGGCGTAGTACTTCACGGTGTTGCTCTCGGAAGTCTCATCGTAGCCAGCTTCCTTGACCTTCTTGTAGTCAGTCTTGTTGTAGTTGGCAGTAAAGGACTTGGTGTCACTCTGGATAATGCCGAAGATGTTGACCTGCATAGGGTCAGACAGGGTGGTGGCATCTAGAAGGTTAGGCTCAGAGATCAGGTCGGGCACATCCTTAATGTCGCACAGCTTCGTCAAAGCGGTTGCGCTGTCGCCACAGTACAGGGTGGTATTCAGACCGGAGATAGCAGTACTCATAGAATGTTTACCTCCTTATTTTCGGTAAATCATTCCGTCCTCTCCGATTGTTGCCCCATAGCTGCAATCAATCCGATAGACGGAATTGTTGTACAGCCCATTCAACGGGGCAAACGATTTTCGATAAAAATTGAGCGGTTCTAATACAGAATCCACGATGTCAACAATGAAGCGGGCCTCTGCAATGCGTCCGCTGGTTTTGTTGGAATAGACACGCACACGCAGGGAAATGGCAGCATACTTGCTTCGTCTGGAAGAATCCTTGTGAGTTGGAACATTGTTGTTTTCCTCTATCTGCACACACGGAAACTTCTTGACGTTGCTGTCGTTGATTTCACCGGTGACAAAGATTCCGGGCACTTGCTTTCGCAGTTCCTTAGCAACAGCCGTGAAGATAGAATTGAAATAATCAATCAACTATTCCAGACCTCCCTCCACGTTGCTTCTACCTGAGAAGCCATTTCCTCAACAGCTCCCCACATAGCCATAGCTGCATCGTTGCCGCTGGTGTAATTCAACTGACCTTTGCCGGGAACGGTATCCACATAGGTTCCGGCATTGCCGGGGTCGCCGTAGTAGTACCAGCGCTTATGCTTGCCGTTTTCCTTACCGTATGTGCCATGCTCACCAATGTTGTCAGGCAAAGGGAGCGGACCGACCGTTCCGGCAGCGCCCCATCCCTGATGCGTAACGCCAGTGCCAAATTCGATGTGAGCAACCGCCTTGCCCTCTGCAACGATGGTGCAAGTGTTTCCGTTCTGCTCAACATGGCAAGAGACGTCGTTGCTACCGGCATATTTTGCGTTGTCAAAGCGAACTTTCGCCACATTAAGCCCTTTGTCGGCCAACGCCTTTGCGAACTCCTGTGCCTTTTTGTTCAGGGTGGTCTTGTACGCCCGTATCTGACGTTCCGCATCACGAAGTCCGGCATCGCTCAACCTCACTTTAATTTTCACTTGCAGCCACCTCTTTCAGCGCATACTTCGTGTCTGTAATATGCTCTGCGACCTTGACCACAATGTAATTGAAGGGCTTTGAAATGTCCGTCTGAAACCAGACGTGCGTGCCTTCATAAAGCGGTGTGTTGTGCTTTCTGCTAGACGAACTGACAACGTAGCTATAATCCGTGAACGCTCCAAAAGGGCTTGCTTCAACAGAACCAGTAGGCGGGCTGACGTTCAACATCAGCTTTGCAGGGTCACTCCACGTCTGCGATGTCTCGCCGGTTTCGTTTCCCCATTCGTCCACAACAGGTTCTTTCTCGCCGACCGGGTTTGAATACCAAAGCGGGCGCTTGTCCAGAGGGCTTCCATTGAACATCAGCCGATAACACCTACTCTCGGAACCACTTCGTTCAGCAGGGACTGCGCCACATCAGAGCTTTCCCACACACGAGTAATGCCATTATTGGTATAGCTCGTCTGTCCGTTTGCACCGATGTGGTTGTACAGTTCCGCTGCAATGCGTATCTGCAACGACTGATACTGCAAGGGCAACTCGTCCGGTCTGTTGCCGAAAGGGTAGCCCTGTGCAAATATCTTGTCTTTGGCGAAATCAAGCAGCAGGTCGAAGAGTGGGTAGTCCTCGTCCGTGACTTCACGGTCAAGTGCGGGGGCAATGTACTGCCCCAGCTTGACTGCCGCTTCAGAATACTGGTCTCCCATGCTGCTTTCCCCCTTTCGCCTTAGTAAGCCTTGATGCAGTACACAGCGTCCATGCGCTCAAAGGACGGCAGGACGATTTCGGAAGCGTAGACGTT